ACACCTACTAACACTCCAACGAATACTCCGACTAATACCCCTACACCCACAGTAACTCAAACAAATACTCCAACACAAACTCCAACTCCATCACCAATCCTATGGTCACCAAATTCGACATTAACACCAGTCGCTTGGATTGACGCATCAGATACTTCGAACTATACAAGAAGTGGAACAAGTTTATCTTCAGTAACTGATAAAGCGGGAACTTATACTATGACAGTTGCAGGTACTACGACAACTAACTCATCAACTCAAAATGGATTGAATGTATTTCAGTTTGATGGTAACGGTGATTACTTACAGAGTACATCCTACGAATCACAAGTGTCATCGGGTAACCATTGGGCTATTGGTTTATTTAGATATGATGGAACTAATAATACCAAAAATTCATTTTGGAGTTATGAAACAAATCAATCACCAAAAAGAGATTATGCTATAAGTGCGGGAGCATCAAATAATACATGGCCAGGTGAATTGGATTTAGATGGTTTAAGTAGTAATAAAATTAGTACTACAATTGGCGATAAATTAGATTGGACAGGTTTAGGAGGTTTAAATAGATTCCAATGGTATATTGTTGTATGTTTCTTTAATAAAACAGGAAACCAAATCGGTATAAGAATAGATGGTCAAACAAATACCTTCTCACCTGTAAATGATTATGATAATTCATTATCAACAAATCAAGAATTGAGATTAATGAGAAATAGGTCATCAGTTGAACTTAATGGTCGAATGGGTGAGTATATCGCCTACGCATCCTTACCGGGTACGGGTGGTACCGACCTAACTGAGTTAGAAAAGGCTGAGGGTTATTTGGCTTGGAAATGGGGACGAACAGGAGCGTTACCGTCAAACCACCCATATAAGAATAGTCCCCCGACCGCCTAATTAAATATATAAACTATTTATTGATAGTATGGAATTTTTTATAAAACATAAAAGTGAGTTACCAATCCTTAAAATGCAAGTCGTCAGAGACGGACGAACAGATGCCTATAAGTTGTTTGACGCCGATTTAGATACCGCAACTATAAGATTCTCAATGAAAAATGAAGCGAATGGTATACAAAAGGTACTAATGAATAATGCTTATATCACTGAAAAAATACAAGTTAACCCTGATGCTCCTTATGAATACTATATTTATTATAAATGGAGTAAAAGGGACACTAATATTAAAGGTAGATTTATCGGTGAATTTCATATACATAATTCAATGGGTGAACTAATTGCTCCAATAAGAGAAAATTTATATATTAACATAATTTAAGATATGAGCAATAACGTAAGAAGAAAAAAAAATAGTTTGACAATTCTATAATCATTACCTATAATTTGTTTAAGTGTTAAAGAGTAATCACATCAATACGATGTGAGTAAAATGTCTCAAACGAAAAAACAAATAATATGGTATCACAAGAACAAATTGAAACGTTCCTCAATGGAGAGGACCCTGAAAAATATATTGTAGCGTTAGAATATGATTACGCGTCAGGAAAAATATTCAAAGTAATTCAAGACCCAATACAGGGTAAATCAATAAAATCAGACACATTTATTCCATTTGCATGGGTAGGTAACCTACAAGGACTCAACTTTTATGGTGGTTCTAAGGCGGCTCAAAAACAAGCTATGTCCACACACGGAATCATTATTGAGACATTAGATACTCACAATGACACTCGAATGGAACAGGGTTTAAAATATTTAGTTAAAACAACTAAGTCATATAGTAATTTAGTAAACTTTTTTAAAGGTGGTGGATTAGACCCATGGGGTCGTGGTAATTCAGACTACATAATGATTCTGGCACCCGCCGAACAATATCTAATACAAAAAAATAAAAGACTTTTCAAAGGTTTCGATGAGTACGATGAGGTACATCGTTTCGTATTTGATATTGAGACTACAGGATTATCTCCTGAGGATAGTAAAATATTCCTTATAGGGATGAAAGATAATAAAGGTTTCGAAAAGGTTATTGCCTGTGAAAACGATGAAGAGGAACGTAAAGTTATTATTGAATTTTTTGATACAATCGCAAGTATAAAACCAACATTAATTGGTGGTTATAACTCAGCCTTTTTCGATTTTCCTTTTATTCTTCGTAGGGCGGAGATATTAGGATTAGACATTAAAAAAATATCTAAAACGTTAAACCCTAAACAAAAGTTAAGACAGAAGGAGGGTATGTTGAAGTTAGCGAATGAAATGGAACCATACACTCAAACAATGATGTGGGGTTACAATATCATTGATATCGCACATGCAGTTAGAAGAACACAAGCAATTAACTCAGACATTAAAAGTTGGGGTCTTAAATACATAACTCAATTTATTGGGGCCGAAAAAGAAAACCGTGTTTATGTTGAAGGAGATAAGATTGGTAAAATTTATTTCGATAATAAAGACTATTATTTCAACCCAAAGACAGGTGGTTATAAAGAAGTTGGTTCAACAGGTACTGAAAACCTAATGGAAAGATTTCCAGGTCACTATGAAAAGGTAAATGGGAATTACATTATTGAAAGGTATCTTTATGATGATATTTGGGAGACTATGGTTGTGGACGAGGAGTTTAATCAAGCAAACTTCCTTCTTTCTAAATTAGTACCCACCACATACGAAAGGTTATCAACAATGGGTACTGCAACATTATGGAAAATGATTATGGCAGCTTGGTCATATAAACATAACTTAGCGATTCCTAAGAAAGGTGAGAAACGACCATTTACAGGTGGATTGTCAAGATTGATGGCAGTAGGGTACTCTACAGACGTTTTAAAACTCGATTACTCCTCACTATACCCATCGATACAGTTAGTTCACGACATCTTCCCTAAATGTGATGTAACGGGAGCAATGAAGAGTATGTTAAAGTATTTCAGAGACACACGTATCAATTATAAACAATTGGCGTCAGACTTATACGTTTCAGACCCTGAACAGTCTAAAAAGTATAACCGTAAACAACTACCAATTAAAATATTTATTAATGCATTTTTCGGGTCATTATCCGCTCCACACGTATTTCCGTGGGGTGATATGGATATGGGGGAACAAATTACCTGTACGGGTAGACAATATCTTAGACAAATGATAATGTGGTTTATGAAAAGGGGGTACAAACCATTAGTGATGGATACGGATGGTGTAAACTTTTCATCACCATCTGAACGTAAAAATCACACTTATATTGGTAAGGGACTAAATGGTTTAGTTAAAGAAGGTAAGGAGTACATAGGTACTGAGGCAGATGTTGCCGAGTATAATGATATCTTTATGAGGGGAGAAATGGGGTTAGATACCGATGGTGTGTGGCCATCAACAATTAACGTGGCTCGTAAAAATTACGCATTACTTACCGATACAGGTAAAGTTAAATTAACGGGTAACAGTATTAAATCTAAAAAATTACAAACATACGTTGCTGAGTTTTTGGACCACGGACTTCGTTTATTATTAGACGGTAAAGGTCACGAGTTCTTGGATTTCTATTATGAGTATGTAAATAAAATTTACAATTTAGAAATACCTATCTCTAAAATTGCAAATAAATCTCGTGTTAAACAAAGTATAAAAGATTATAAATTACATATGAAAAAAAGAACCAAATCAGGTTCTTTAATGTCACGACAAGCACATATGGAATTAGCGATAAAACATGAGTTAAATGTTGGTTTAGGTGATACTATTTATTATGTTAATAATGGGGAAAGAAAGTCTCATGGTGATGTACAGAAAAAGAATAAGTGGAACGCAACTGCAGCGGAAAAAAGAGAGTACGCGATTAATAATGGTAAACCTATGCCTCCCGACTCTACAGAAATCGTATTAAATTGTTATTTAATTGATGATAAATATATTAGTGATACCCCTGATAAATTAGGTGAGTACAATATTGCTCGTTATATGGCGGCGTTCAATAAACGTATTGAACCATTACTTGTAGTGTTTTCTCCTGAAATTCGTAGCGAGATATTAGTGGATAATCCAGACGATAGACCATTTTTTACTAAATCACAGACAAAATTAGTAAGGGGGTATCCTATGAAAGAAGGTAGTCAAGATAATTTAGATGAGGTACTAACACTGTCTGACCCTGAAATTAGATTTTGGGATGACGTTAATATAAACCCTTATTATATGTATTTAGAGGGTACCACTAAATTAGTGGATATGAATTATGTTAATAAAAATATGAATATTATGAGTTCTTTAGCCCATCAGAAGACATAACATACCAATAACCATTAATATATCTTAATTCAACTGAGGCAAACTTTTCGAGTTTAATTTCATTATATTGTTCATCGATTAGTTTGCCTGATTTAACTACTGAATCGGACATAGATTTTATTGTAACATGTTGAGTAGTAGTTTCATCTAATAAAATTACACATTCTGATTTACTATTTTTTACAATAATTGAGACTTCACCTTTAGTGGTGTAGGAAGACACATTATTAACCACAATAGTTTCAGAAACAATATGTTCTTTACCGTTAATAATTTTTTTAATTGGTCGTGTTTTTATTATTCCCATAATTAAATTACGTACATTTGTCTTGGTAACGCTCTGTATTGTAATGATTTATTTAATTGTTCCGCTAAGTTAGCTTCTCTCTCCATCATCTTATCGGGTCTTAGTCTTTCTAATCTTGCGGTTAACTCCTCCAATAATTTACTTTTTTCATCTTTAGCTTCAGTAAGTAGTGAATCATAATCCATGGTTACTTCAGAATCGGGTGTCTTTAAGTTACCACTAAATTTACCTCTAACACGTCCTAACGTTTCCTTTACATAGGCTACGAACCATTTTCTAACCCAAGCCTGTGCCGGATTATTTAATTCTGCCCACAACATCTCATCGATTGGAATATCAGAAGGTAATCTAATAATATCAGGATTTTTTGCTAAACAATCTTCTCTATCGTCAGTTTCGTAATACCAGTACCATACTCGGTACTCATTGTTTTGCATATTACCAAAATCAAATTTACCTCCAGGTACATTATAAAGATGTAATGCCTTTTTACCTTCAGGTAACGCGGTTACCCTATAAGTTAATTCACCACCAATTAATCTTCTTTTTAAGTTGATATCTTGCATTCTAAGTAAAATGTCAAACGCGGGAGTTATCATATAGTTACCAGATTGACCCATTTGTGAAAAACCGGCACCACCACCCATACCTACACCACCCATACCACCAAATCCACCCATAAACGGGTCAAAAAAGGCGGCGTCTAATTCTGCTCTTGTAAACCATAATAATTCATTTAACTCTCTACCCGCAGGTATTTCATAAATTTGTTGGTTTGTTTTTAAATCTATATAGTCCTTTTTAAGTACAGAATCTCCACCTGCTTGTAGTCCAACAATCTTGGAATAGGCATAAGTGTATTGAGTTTCCCAATCTAAGGAACGTGTAGTAAATGCCCTAGTAACTGATTCTTCATCTAAGTTCAACCCGTAAAGAGATGTCCATTGTGATTCAATTAGCCAATCATTTACATATTGGGCATAGTCTTGAATTGAAAACTCTAATAATGAGTCCATCATTTCGTCTTCTATTTCGATACTACGTATTGGTGCACCTAACAGGTGTTTTACACGAGTATACAGTTTTGTTCTTTGTGGTTCAATAATTACAGACATATATGTGTTTTCTTTATAAATATTAAGAAAACTACATTTCGTTAATTATTATATTGTGATGACTCACTAAAAACGTATCTTCCGTTAATTATCTTTGTGTTTTTATTTTCAAAAACTTCGGTACCTAATTTATTACTATGAAACACTAAGTAGTCAGTTTTATAGGGTTTGACGTTTCCTGTACCATAAACAATAACTTTACCATCTTGTTTATTAATTCTATTAAATGGTTTAATTTGTATTGTTTTAGTACCTTCAGGTAATTCAACAACCGCATCAATACCTTTAATCATATCATCCACATCACCTAGTTCACCAACTTTTTTAACGTCGCTAGTATTGAAAATATTTTTTAAACTTGCTACCGCATCAACCTCTCTTTTATCCCCAAATTTGTTAGTTTTATCTAATCCCGTCATAATTGTTTTAAATGTTGGAGAGTCTGATTTAAAGATAGAGTACCTTAATTCGACTAAATATTTATTAAGTCTATCTACTTCAGATAGTTGCTCTTTACGGTTTTTATCATTAAAGTTAATTGCATCAATACCATATTTTCTTAAATACTGGTTAGTGTCGCTAACTAAAGTACAAAATGATGTGTAGTTAGTATTTAACTTATTAATAACAGAACGACCTTTTTGTTCATAATCGTAAATTCCTGACATTTGACCTTTATCGTATTTATTTTTTTCATACCAGTATTCCGAAAACACTTCTTTTAAAATGTCCATTATAGTATACATAAAACGTTTTTTGATTTCAGGGTTTGTATTAAATAATCTTCGATATGTTTGTACTTGGTTTCTATTACAACCCGCACTCGCCCCTTCAGAGATGATGTTTTTTACTATCTTAGTCTCAGTTAATTTTTTAGAGGTTTGATTTAGATATAATTCATTAACATAATCCCAATTAATTATTGTCCAAAAATTTCTAACATATTCGTCTCTTTTGTTGCGATATTTTAAATAATATGCGTGTTCCCACGTATCTAAACAAAGGATTGGGTAACCTCCATTTTTAACCACATTCATTAATGGGTTGTCCTGATTAGGGGTGGACATAACTTTTAATTTACCTTCCTTAGTCACTACTAACCAAGTCCATCCTGAGCCAAAATTTTTAATGGCCTCATTACTAAATATTTTTTTAAATTTAGGAAAACTTCCAAAATCTTTAATTATTTTTTCATATACCGCACCTTCAGCTCTTTGTTTTTTAGGTGACATAATTTTCCAAAATAATGCGTGGTTAAATGCTCCACCCGCATTATCTCTAATTGTTTTATTATACCTTGAAATACCTTTTACTAGTTGTTCTAATTCAATATTTCCATCGACTCTACTTGAAAGAGCGTCATTTAATTTTTTTACGTATCCTTTATAATGTTTATTATAGTGAGTATCCATAGTTTCTGAATCTATAAATCTCTCTAAGGCAGAATAAGAGTACGGTAATTCTTCTATACCAATTTTTTTCATTTCTGTTAAAATTTGTTTGGGAGTGTGCGAGATAATAGGATTAACTTTAGTTAAATTTTCTCGACTATTAATTTTATGTTCAATTAATGAGATTTTGTCTTTTAACCTTTTGAACTCCATTTGTTTTTTTATTATAAATAATAGGTAATTATAATTTTTTATCTTCTAACTGATATTTCATTAATAATTTGTTCCATAATGTCTCCTCTTCCTTCATTATCCCCCATAACAGTTTCAAAGACATTTTTCTTTTGTGAGAGTATATCGTAAATAATTCCTTCAATGGAGTTTTCAAATATTGGATAAAATACTGAAACGTTAGATTTCTGACCATACCTATACGCTCGGTCTTCAGCTTGAGAATGGTCCGAAGGGACAAAAGATAAATCATTCATAATAACCGCCTCAGCTGCCGTTAGTGTTATTCCAACACCCGCAGCTTTAAGATTACCTACAAACACCCTTACTTTATCGTTTTCTTGAAATTGGTCTACTGAGTTTTGTCTTGATATTTTATTCATCTTACCGTCTAACTTCACTGCCTTTTTACCGAAATGGTCGGCAATTTGATTTAAGGTATTTGTAAAGTTAGTGAAAACTATAACTTTTTTACCTTGTTCGATAATGTTCTCAACTAATTCACAAGTTTCTTTAATTTTATTTTCAGCGATTATCTGTCTTATTTTCATTAACATAGAGAACTGTACCGTTAATGATTTCTTTTCCCTATCATCTTCCATCCAATCATAATATTCACCCATTAGAGCAACATACTCTTTAGATTTTAAATTAAGGTAAACAGGTGTAATAATTTTATCTGGTAAATCTAATATGTCTTGTTTTAATCTTCTAAGAACGTGAGTTTTAGTTCTATCTCTTAACTCTGTTAGATTAGATGAACCATTTACGTTCCATACTTTACGGTTACCCACATTAAATTGATATCCTTCACAATACCTAATAACGTATGCCATCCAATTGTATGCGACAGGTGACTCAACTAAATTTAATAAGTTATAATAATTTATTGGTCTTGATGTCATTGGTGTTCCTGTTAACAACCAAACCTTACCTATTGAGTTTATAATGTCATTAATAAGTTTGGTTCTTTTAGCCTGAACATTTTGAATGTAATGTGCCTCATCAACAACAACTAAATCGAATCCTTCTTGTAATATAATTGACTCTTCTTTGTTTTTGATATCATGAAAGTTTTTTAATATGTCATAATTAATAATAACAAAATCCGCACTTTCCCATTTCTTACCCTCGACTATCGATATCGATTTCTCAGTGTAGTTTTGAATTTCTCGTTTCCAATTAATCTTTAATGATGCTGGACAAACAATTAATACTCTTTCCACCCCCGACTCTAAAGCGGCGATTACTGTTGAGGTAGTTTTACCTAATCCCATATCGTCAGCTAAAATATATTTTTTATGACTAGCCAATTTTTCTATGGATTCAATTTGATGTTCTAATGGTGGTCTATGTGAATACTTTTCATAATCAATTTCAACTTTTTCGGTTTCTTGTGATTTAATTAGTGCGACACGAGGTAACCAAAAGGAATGTAATTTCTCATTCTCAAAGATTTTACCCCAAATATGAAAGGACTTATCTTTTTCAACTAAAAGTTTTTCTATGTAGACTTTTTCAGGGACTCTTGTTAGAAGTTTATCTTCCATCATTTTTTTACCGAAGTAACTGTCTAATTCGACCCACTTTCTGGCTATTTTAGGGACTAACTCATGATAACTATTGATGTAGTCGGCTTGAGCCCTAGTTAATTTAAAATGTTTTTGTTCTCTGAATTTTTTTTGAATGGATTGTATATAGTTATTGAACCCATCGTACACCTCTAATGTACGTTGCGCCCTAACTTCAGGTATCTTTGATAATTTATCTTTATTACTTTCCATAATGTAATATTTATAATATAACTATAAACTAACTATTTATCAATATATGAACAATAGAAAGATACCAATAACGCGTTTAGAGAAGTTTTTCGGGTCCGAAGATTTTGGTTTGGAACAAAATATGGGTCGAGAGTGGCTTGAAGGTGATATGCATTTCACTATTGTTTTATACAAAGTTGACCGACAAAAAACTAAAACTGATGATGTATACGGTGAGTCCTTAGAGGATGGGATACAATTTTTACCGCCCGTAGAATTTAAAGGTTATGTAACAATCGAATCCCCCGATAATCAAAATTACGCGAATTCTAATTTATCACAAATGGAGCCTGGAAACTTAAAAGTTGGTGTATATCAAGATGCGTTAGATGAATTAAACATCGATATCGATTATGGTGATTATTTAGGTTATTACGAAACTGAGGACCGAGTAAGGTATTATTCTGTCGTAAACGATGGTCGAGTTGTTAGTGATAATAAACATACATATGGAGGGTATAAGCCCTTTTACCGAAGTATAATTGCCGCACCTGTCAATGATGGGGAATTTAGAGGAATATGAAAAAATTAATAAAAGAAATAAATTTAATTAAGAGTCGTATGTCACATATGTGTGAGGGTATTGAGGGCGAAAAAGTCGTGTGTGATGAATGTGGATGGTCTTGGGATTTAAGTGATGGTGGTGATGACCCTTATATTTGTCATAAATGTGGTAACGATAATCAAGAAGTAAATTATGTCGGTAAAAAGGTTATGGTATACTATAACTTACATAAACACACATTTTCAGTATCATATAAAAATAAGATTGTGATGTATGCCGATTACGTTAAATTAAAAAATGTTGAATTTAGGGTAAGACAAGGAGGAAAGAAAAAAGTTAGAGATGAGATGAGAAAAAATGTACACGCATTTGTGATTGGAACTTTAATGGATTTTTGTACGTTTCCATGTGAGAACTTACCTGATGAACCAAATGAGAACGTAATAACCTATAATCCATATAAGTACGACTCATTTGTTAGAAAAAATAGTGAAGAACCAATTTATGATGCAAATGAGGTCGAAATGATTAACTCAAAAAATAAAGTTTTTTTTATCAGTGAAATTAAAGAATAATGGGATTACCTAAAAACGTAAAAAAACATTTACCTTTAACTCTTAATAAGACTCTACTTAAAAGAAGAGAGGAGTTATTGGAACAAATTGAAGTGGACGGAACTTACTTACCTAAGTCTATTTTACATGCCGATTTAGATAGAGGTATGTTAGACTTCGTTAGAGATGAGTTAGGTATTTCAATAAACGGTAAGAATGTAAGTAATATCGATTTAATAATTACGACACAAAATTGGGCACAATTTACAGAGTCTTGGAATTTTCAAGATTTAGATAAAAACATTAAACCTCCGTTTGTTGCCACAGTTAGAAACCCTGATGTAAAGTTTGGGACGAATCCGTCATTACAATACACCATTCCAAATCGAAGACAATTTTATTACGCCAAAGTACCAACGTGGGATGGACAAAGAAAAGGTATGGACATTTATAAAATACCTCAACCTGTTCCTGTGGATATTACTTATAATGTTAAAATATTTTGCAATAGAATGAGGGAACTAAATGACTTTAATAAGAAAGTCTTACAAAAATTTTCATCTCGACAAGCATATACGGAAATAAAAGGTCATTACATACCAATGATTTTAAATAGTTCATCTGATGAATCGGTTTTAGAACTTGAAAAAAGAAAGTACTATGTACAAAGTTATGAATTCTTAATGATGGGATTTTTATTAGATGAAGAAGAGTTTGAAGTGTCTCCAGCAATATCAAGAACCGCGACTATATTTGAAGTCGATACTCTTAACACAGGTAGGAGAGTTGAAAAATATCCTTCAAACCCAAGTGATTTTGATTTAGACATAATTTTTGTTAGTGGTATAGAATCTTTAACTGAGACTTATAGATATGAAATTGATTTAACAATTTTAGAATCCACTAATGTAGACAGTTATTCGGTTTACATTAACGGTAACTATATTGGTGATGATGTTTCAACTATAAAAGTATCCACTAACGATGAAATCAAAATTGATGTCGTTAAGGGGGATATAACTAAACAGTCTGTATTAAAATCTAAAGCGAGACTTCTTTAATTACTCTCCGTAGATATCTCTTGATTCTTTACAATTATCCTCAATTAATTTTTCTAAGAACTTATATATCTTTAAACCGTGTTTTTCGCAGTATATTTTTAAAGTCATATGTGACTCAGGTGAAATTTTTATGTTTTTTATTTTAGCCATAGGTGTTTTTTTTAAATGTAGAAAAAAGGTAGAACTTTTTCATACTCTTTATAAATATACTCTTAGCTTATTAGTTTTTTCATCTTTTTACTAATATTTATCAATAAATAAAAACTTAAGAAAAAAATTACACAATGGCAACATCTAACAAAGTATTTGTATCTCCGGGAGTTTATACATCAGAAAGAGATTTAAGTTTTGTAGCACAAAGTGTAGGAGTCACAACTCTTGGGTTAGTAGGTGAAACAATTTCGGGACCAGCGTTCGAGCCGATTTTCATAACTAATTACGATGAGTTCCAATCCTATTTTGGTGGTACAAATCCAACTAAATTCGTAAATACTCAGATACCTAAGTATGAGGCGGCTTATATAGCTAAATCATATCTACAACAATCAAATCAATTGTTTGTTACTAGAGTACTTGGTCTATCAGGGTATGACGCAGGACCTTCATGGTCAATAACAACTATCGGTAACTTAGATAGTTCAGGAACAACCGCTACGGGAGAATCTGGACCATTTAATATTATATTTACCGGAGTTTCAGGAACATCTACAAGTGTTGCGGTGACAAATTACAGTTCACTTCCAGCTTCAATTCAAGGTGTGATAACAAATCCATATACTACGTATACTGGTGGTGAATCATCAATCCTTTCAGATATGGAAGGTTATTTCTATTCAGAGATAGTAAACAACACAACTTCAGGTCAAACATCTTATTTTTGGGGTGCGGTTAGTTCGACAACATATAGCGATATTACAACTAGCACACCTAATTACGTAGGAAACGTAAATGTTTTAGGTGTTGAAGATGTACAGTTTGAATCAATTGATTTAACTGCATCTGTAAACGACCCATGGTATTACGCATTATTTACTGAAAATAATGACGTTTATAACGGTACAGGATTTGGTTTTGGTGTAACAACTATGACTAATAGTGGTTTATCTTTCACAGGTTCCGCTCAAGTTTACGTAACTACTTATACGGGTACACCATATAATGATTATCATGATGTGGTAGTAGCAACTTTACGTTCACGAGGTATTGATACATATACCACTGATGATGGTCCTGTATATGAGGTTTCAGGAACAACTGACGCTTTAATAGACTGTTCAGGAGCTTATTCTGGAATATCCACTAACCCTTTTGATACTTTCGCGGTTTCAGCGAAAACATCGGATGGTGATATTTTCACATTCCAAACATCATTTAATATTTCTAATTCAAATTACTTATCAAAAGTATTTGGTAAATCTAATTTTGCTAAACCAAAATCTGAAGTACCTTTATTTGTAGAAGAAGAATATTATAACTTATTAAACACGGGGTATCGATTAGGTCGAGTTCGTGGTTTAAATTGTGATTTCGTTGAATTACCAAGTGCAAGACAAGATTTGGGTACTAACACGAGTATCGGATGGTATTTAGAACAATATCAAACACCTGAAACACCTTACTTTGTTTCAGAACTAAGAGGTAATCAAGTTTATAATATGTTTAAAGTGTTAACCATTTCTGATGGTAATTCGGCAAATAGAGAGATAAAAGTATCTATCATGAATATTTCATTTAATAATGGAACGTTTGATGTGGTAGTACGTGACTTTTTCGATACCGACGCTAACCCTGTAGTTTTAGAGAAATTTACTAACTGTACAATGGATATGAACCAAAATAGTTTTGTGGCTAAGAGGATTGGTACTTCTAATGGGGAGTTTGAATTAAGGTCTAGATTTATAATGTTAGAAATGAATGAAGACGCACCTTTTGATTCACTACCTTGTGGTTTTAGAGGTTACCAAACTAGACAGTTCTCAGGAGTTAAATCACCATTCTTAGAATACAAAACAAAATACGACACACCAGGTGAAGTTATTTGGAATCCTCCATTTGGAGCGGCTTCAGGTACAGATAATGAAACAAGAAGTTCAGGCGACAGAGTAAGAAGAACTTTCTTAGGTGTTTCTAACACTGCTGGTATAGATGCGGATTTCTTATCATATAAAGGAAAACAAAACCCAACAAACTTAGCTACCGCTACGGATTCACAACCATGGTCTTACCTTACTAAAGGTTACCATATGGATTCAGGAGCGACTGTTATTAGTATTTCTTCTAATTATACTACATCAGGTGAAACTGCGTTTGAAGTTGGAGATGCGAGTTTCGACTCAGAACCAACTGAAGGTAGTCCATATTTTAGATTAAATTCACGTAAATTTACAGTTGTACCGTCAGGTGGTTTTGATGGATGGGACATATATAGACAATATAGAACTAACGGAGACAGATACCAATTAGGAGCGGCTGGATTTAGAAAAGGTGCGGCACCTTCAATAAGTTACCCAACCGCAACAGGATGGGGAGCGTTTAAACAAATTGTTGGTCCAGACAAATTAACTTGGGCAAACACTGATTATTACGCTTACTTATGGGGTCAATACACTTTTAACAATCCTGAAGCAGTTAACATTAATGTATTTACTACACCAGGTATTGATTATGTAAATAATTCAAACTTAGTTGAGTCAGCAATTGATATGGTTGAACAGGATAGAGCGGATTCTATTTATATTTGTACTACACCTGATTATCAAATGTTTACACCTTCTTTAGGTAGTTTTGATACAGACTTTATTTACCCTGAAGAAGCGGTAGATAATTTAACTGATACAGGAATTGATTCCAACTATACCGCAACTTATTACCCGTGGATACTTACAAGAGACACCGTTAATAATACACAAATTTATCTTCCACCAACAGGTGAAGTTATTAGAAACTTAGCATTAACAGATAACATAGCATTCCCATGGTTCGCATCGGCGGGTTACACGAGAGGTTTAGTTAATTCAGTTAAAGCACGTAAAAAGTTAACACAAGAAGATAGAGATACTCTATACCAAGGTAGATTAAACCCAATTGCAACCTTCTCTGATGTTGGTACTGTTATTTGGGGTAACAAAACTTTACAAATTAAAGAATCTGCACTTGATAGAATAAACGTTAGAAGATTATTACTACAAGCACGTAAATTAATTTCGGCTGTGGCGGTAAGGTTATTGTTCGAACAAAATGACGAACAAGTAAGACAAGAATTCTTAGACTCAGTTAATCCTATCTTAGATAGTATTAGAAGAGACAGAGGTTTAATTGACTTTAGAGTTACGGTTTCAGGTACACCTGAAGATTTAGACTCTAATACGTTAACAGGTAAAATATACTTGAAACCAACGAGAGCACTTGAATTTATAGATATCGAATTTTTGATTACTCCTACAGGAGCATCTTTTGAAGATATTTAATAACTAACTATATTTATAATAATGAGGAGGGTTAATTCTCTCCTCTTAGCCAATTAAACGTTTAAACAAAAATAAAATGGAATTCAAGAAAAAAACACTTAACGAGTCGTTAAACGTAAAGTCTGACGGAAAAAAGTCTTTTTCTAAAAAACCTCAGAATATTGTAATATCTGAGTCACAACTAGAAAGACTAATGGTAAAAATCAATAAAAAAACGAAGTAGAAAAATGAGTTTAAAGAAGGTTATTAGAGAATTTTATCACGAAAAAAAATTACAAGAAGGGTTTGACCCTGAAGGTAACCCTGATTTAAAGTATTATGCTTTTGATTGGGACGATAATATTGCGACTATGCCAACACAAATCATACTTTTGTCCGATGAGGACGAGGAGGTAGGGATGTCAACAGAAGACTTCGCTGACTATCGAGGTATGATTGGTAAAGAACCTTTTGAATATAAGAGTAAAATGATTGTGGGGTATGCCGATGACCCTTATAGAAATTTCGGAGTTAAAGGTGACAATGCCTTTATAGTGGATTCCTTATTAGCTAAACCAGGACCATCGTGGAATGATTTTGTTGAAGCAATAAACGGAGGGTCAATTTTTTCAATAATCACAGCAAGAGGTCATACCCCATCGGTATTACGTGAAGCGATTTACAATATGATTGTAACTAACCATAATGGTATTAGTAAGGAGTCTTTAATTGACAATCTTAAAAAATATCGTAATATGACGGGTGATGAAGAAAAAGATTCGTCTATAATGATTAACGACTATTTGGACCTTAATAAATACCACCCCGTAACTTACGGTGAAGGTAACGCCGCTGACCCTGAAGAGGGAAAAATCAAAGCTTTACGTGAATTTATCTCTTATGTTAGAGATATAAGTAAAAGGATTGGAAAAAAAGCCTTTCTTAAAAATGATATAAAAAATAATTTCGTACCGATGATTGGGTTTTCTGATGACGACCCAGGCAATGTTGAAAAGATTAAATCATTTTTAGATAAAGAATATAAAGATAAACCAGTTAAAATGTATTTAACTAAAGGAGGAGATAAAAAAGAAGTATAATAATTATTATATTTTATTTGCTCTAGTAGATTACCGAAAAAAAAATAAAAGTAAATAGAAAAACTTTTAAACTGGATATTTATAATTAAATAAACTAAAGAAATATAAAACCAAAATACAATGGCAGACTTATTAATGAAAATGCCCGTTCCCTATGAACCAAAAAGGAAGAATCGATTTATACTATCGTTTCCATCATCATTGGGTATCAATTCTTGGTATGTTGAGTCTACATCAAGACCTAACATCCAAATCGGGTCAACAGAGATTCCTTTTTTAAACACCTCTACATACGTAGCCGGTAGATTCGTGTGGAACACGATAAACGTTACATTCCGTGACCCAATTGGACCATCAGCGTCACAAGCGTTAATGGAGTGGGTTAGATTACATTCAGAGTCCGTAACAGGACGTATGGGATATGCTGCAGGTTATAAGAAAGACTTAGACCTAGAGATGTTGGACCCAACAGGAGTAGCGGTTGAAAAATGGATTCTACAGGGAACATTTTTAACTGACGTTAATTTCGATAGTTTAGGATATAGTGATGATGCGTTAGCTACAATTACAGCAACATTACGTCCTGATAGATGTATTTTAGTATACTAATATAAAACAAGTATTGATAATAAACCAATCAATTGTATATTTAAAACCGTAGAGGTCATTGAACTTCTATGGTTTTTTATTTAAATAAACTATTATGGACCAAGGAAAACAATACGGACAAGCAAATATGAACTTACCACACGATGTGGTACCATTACCATCTCAGGGAATATTCTACAGTAATAAGAAAAAATCTCTTAAGGTTGGTTATTTAACTGCTCAAGATGAAAACATATTATTGTCATCTTCAGGGGATAAAAATTTAGTGATGACATTACTAAAAAATAAAATATATGAACCAGATTTTAATGTAAACGAATTATTAGATGGGGATGCCGAAGCGATATTAATATTCTTAAGAAACACTGCGTTTGGTTCTGATTATATATTTAAATTAAAAGACCCAAAAACGGGAAAAAACTTCGAAACTACAGTTGCTCTAGATGAGTTAAACATAGTCACACCTAAAATAACTCCAAACGATAAAGGATTATTTGAATTTAATTTACCTAAGTCGGCAGTTAATGTTAAGTGTCGACTTTTAAATATTAAGGATACCAATGAATTATCATCATTAGGTGATTCATATCCTGATGGGGTTACTGTACCTATTATCACAAAACGATTAGAAAAGATTGTAGTTTCTATTGACGGTGATGAAAACAGAGAAAAAATATCAACATTTATTAGTACGCTACCTATTGCGGATTCAAAGTTTATTAGAAACACAATTAATGATTGTGAACCTAAGTTGGACCTCAATAGAACTGTTATGGCCCCGTCAGGAGAAAAAGTGAACATGCGTATCACTTTTGGGGCAGAGTTTTTTCGTCCTTTCTTCTAGTTATAGGAAAGTTATGCTCGATGAGTTCTACTATCTTAGTAAACATGTTAATATGTCTTACTCAGACTTACAATTAATGCCCACATTTGAAAGAAAGTTCTTTATTGATAAACTTTCAACAGAATTTCAAGAGAAAAACGAACAAGCAGAAAAACAAAGACAGAAATCTAGATAGGTAATATTTATATAAAAAGAAAACTATGTTTAACGATGGATTAGTAAAAGACAGTGCAGATATTGCAGCTAATATTACATTAGCAAATATTAGTCTTTTAACGTTCGGTAAAGAACTTAGAAAGAGTATTACAGATGTCGGTACGTTAATTGAGAGAGCGGGTGGTATTAATACTAAAACTGCGAATGCGGTAAGGGAAAGTATTGGTCAGACAAGGGCAGTTAGTAACCAAGTTCAAAAAGTAATGGCCGAATCAGCTAAGACCACCGGGTTAATAGGTATTGGGGCCGAAAAAAACATAGAATTATTTGCGGCAATAAATAATTCAATGATGAGGAGTACTTTCCTTACTGATGAACAAACAACCGGATTCCAAGTATTGGGGATGACTGCGAATATGACATCTGCAGAGTTGGCTAGTATGGCAACCGCATTTGATACCTTAGGATATACTACCGACCAAACACTCGAAATGATGGGGGATATGACCAAAGAGGCCAGGTCTTACGGTCTAAATGTCTCAGAGTTTATGGGTGGTGTTAACAAGAATTTAAAGTTGATGGTAACATACAATTTTAAAGATGGTGTACAAGGACTCTCTAAGATGGTGGCACAGGCTCAAGCACTAAGAATAGATATGGGTAATACGGTTAGCCTTGCGGATAGTTTAATGTCGCCAGAAACCGCTATTGAAACCGCGGCAGGTTTTCAAATGTTAGGTGGTTCAATTAGTAAACTAGGTGACCCATTCCAATTACTTCACATGGCTCAAACAGACATGGCAGGACTACAAGATAGTCTTGTTGATATGGCTGCGGGAGCAGTTACATTTAATGAAGAGTCGGGAGAGTTTGATATACCTGTTACGGAGATGTATCGACTTAGAGAAGCCGCAAAATTAGCTGGAATGTCATACCAAGAGTTTTCTGAGATGGGTATGATGGCCGCCCAAAAAACTCAAAAGTTAAATATATTAGGAAATATGAATACTGTTCCTGAAGAACAAAAAGAACTTATTGCTAATATGAGTAAAATTGGTGCTAATGGTAATTTGGAGATAACTATGCCTGATGGTACAGTTAAAAAGATTGGAGAAGGATTTAATGATTTAACTGCTAATGATTATACTCAATTAGAGAAAATGTTAGATGTTAATAAGATGTCAGAACTTGATGTCGCTAAGGAGTCTATGGGGTATCTTAACCAAATACAGGCGGCTCAGAACACTTTAATTAACTTAACCGCACTAAATTTAGTAAAAAGTGGTGGTTTTGAAACTTTTGCCGAAGACGCGGTCAAAGCACAAGACTTATTAACTACTGAATTTTTAAAACGAGAAGAAGAAATTAAGGTACCACAAAAAATTGTAGATATGGCAGGTCAGGTAGAGACCCAATTAAAACTTGACGAAGATACCGCTAAAGAGATTGTAGATGCGGTAGTTAAAGGTATTGATACCGCTAGTGATGCGATAAGTAGAGGTCTCGAAGAAGCACTTAAAGTGGCGAATGGAGAGGCACTTTTAACGATGATGAAAACCGGATGGGATGATGTGACAGATTATTTAGATAAAATCGATACAAGTACGGATGGAATATTTAAGTCTACTCTCCAAAGAAATAATGAAGGATTTCAAAATGTTAACGAAGAAAGTAAGGAAACCGTACAGAGAAATAATGAAGGTAATGAAACTATGCAGAGAAATAATTTATCTGTAAGTAATTTAAATACTTCAAGTCTTAACATTAGTGAACCAACAACAAGTACCATCGCATCTAATTCTAACCTTACTGTGAGTGGTCAAGTTAATTTAACAGTTGATAATATGCCAACTAGTTCGGTTATGACTAAGGAGGAGTTTGCTAGATACTTAATAAATAATCCAGACGCGATGGCGACAATCAGTTCCCAACTACTTAACACAAATGGAACGTATGGTGGGTCTGTGACTGGTGGAGGTATGAACTCATAATATTAATAGGGGTATCTTTGTATAAATCTATTCTTTTAGTTTACACAAAATTATGTTACCGTCTATTTATCTAAAAAGAATATATAGATGTCATTAAGTCCATTATCATTTGATTCTACTGAAAATTTTAGAAAAAAATTATTAGTAAAAAATCTACAACCATACAATAGCGATGGTTTTAGTCCTGCTTCTCAGCCTGGACAGAGTGAAGTGATAATAAACGATATTGGTGTTATTGATTCAGATGAAGTTGAAGTTATTGGTTCTAATGAAGGAAATTATGCTTACGTTAAAAATCAATATGGTCCCGAAGGAGGATTTGGGGAACCAAAATCTATTGATGACGTTACATTTATAAATTCAGTTACGAGTTTTAGTAATACCTTAAATTTAGATATGAATCAGGGTATACCTGCCTTAGTAGGTAAAAGTCCATATAATACCTTTATTGCGTCATCATATAATCCATTTATATTATTAACTAGTCAAAACCCACAAGGGGATAACGGTCCATTATCACAGGATTCGGATTTGGCAAGAATCGCTGCGGAATCACTTAAGACTGAATTTCAGTATAGAGTCGCCGAAGAAACTTACCAACAAACTATAGGTAGAGTAAATGCGATAGATGCGTTATCTGACCCGTTTGATTTACTAGGTATAGTTACAGGTAATAAATCTATAATTGAAAGGGATTGGAAAATTTCAGTACCTAAAAGTTTAATCGGAAAAGGTTTAGATTTTATTAGTAGAGTAAGTGGAATCTATTCACCGTATTCATGGATACCTGGTGACTATTTTAGTTCCGAACCGAAACAAATGTATTTAAATCAAATAGCTAATAAAATTACTGGTTTATTTGATAAGAGAGGTGTCCTTAAATTACCTACCGAAAAAACAGGAATGCAAATTTTCTTGGACAACACAGGTGGTGGACAGAGGTCAAGACTTTTTCATGGTCTTAGACTTAACCGTTATATTCCTGATTATAACCGAAATTTTTTAACTGATTTATTTACTAAAGTACCAAAACAAAATTATTATGTAGGTAGTTCACAACAAGAAATGAGGGATATTGTGGCTCCCGCAGAATCTCTACCATTAGACCAAGACGGTAATAAAACTCAGGTACCTGTTTATGGGTATGATGAGATTGCTAAAATATATGAAAACGAAAAGAGGGATAATATATACCAATTTGGATTAAACCAAACCTCAACATATGACGGTTCAGGGTTACAGGGAGGATTTACATGGGTATCACCTAAATATAAAGATAGGGCGGGACAAAAAGTTGGTAAAGGCGCTGAGTTTTTTGGTACTATTGATACGGATTGGAATGAACAAGGAGTTCAAAATACGTTCACCGCAACCCAATCAGTGGATGGTGCAGGAAATTATGATTTTACGCCAGGGTCGATATTAGATAATACACAAAAATTAATTAACGCCGCTGATGAGGTTGTAGGTGTTAGAAAACTACAACATGTTGGTAATGCTATCGACCAAGTATCTAAAGTATTTCATGATGGTACGAGAGAACTAACAAAAGGTTCAAGAGTAATCGCTTATAAAGATGTTGATGGTGATATTATCGGACAAGAGTACTGTCGAGTGTTTACTAAAGATACCCCATATTATTCTATGGGTGATTTACAAAAAACAGAGGGTATAACAACTGCAAACAGACGTTTTACCTACTCAGTGTTAGATAGTACATATAATCTAAATATTGCTCCAATGAGGGGTAATGAGACAACAAACTTAACAGGTAATGATTTTAGTCCTGAAGGGGTTAAAAAATACATGTTCTCTTTAGAAAACTTATCGTGGAGGACTTCACGAAAAAAAGGATTTACTTACCAAGATTTACCTCATTGTGAGAGAGGTCCTAATGGTGGTAGAATAATGTGGTTTCCACCGTATGACATGAAAGTTAGTGAAACTAATTCGGCTAATTGGAACACAAACGAATTTTTAGGTCGACCTGAACCAATTTATACGTATAATAATACAACAAGAAATGGTAATTTAAGTTGGAAGATAGTGGTTGACCACCCATCAATACTAAATGCTATAGTGGATAAAGAATTAGCTAATCAAAGTAATAACAATAAAGTTACGGGTATTGTTGATTCATTCTTTGCTGGTTGTAGAAAATACGATATATATGAATTGGCGTTAAGATATCCTCAATTTACGTATAGTGATATCTATGAAATAATCGTTAACTCACCTGTACCTGAAGAAGTAAAAGAAACTTTCGATTCTATAAACACTGAGACACCTGGAACCGAAGACCCCGCTACAGTTGAATATGTTGATAAAGTAAAAGAGGATACTTACAGTTTCTCTTATTATTTTGATAATGATGTACCAGGTCCACAAGACGCGACATCTACGACCTCTGATGAATCTTACGAAACAACATTAACTAATTATATTGCGGAACAGTCCGTATATGATGCAAGTGCCAGCGCAGAAAATAAAGTGGGGGTTAAGGAGTTTTATGAAAAAAACATATTAACAGGTCCAGATAAAGGACCATTAAATAGTACTTTATTATTTATTGAAGGAGTGGGAGAGGCGTTAAACGAGGGTTCTACAGTTGAAGTCTTATTACAAGGTTCTGCGTCGTCACCTAATAGTGTTAATTATAATAAATCTTTATCTAAGAGAAGAATCGATAGCGTTATACAATATATGTTACCATTAAAACCTTCAAATAGTGAAAAAACGTTACAACAATGGAAAGATGATGGTAAATTTATAATTAAAGAGGTTGCGTCGGGAGAACAGGTAACTATTGGTGGTGTCGACTGTACACAAGAATTAGCTCAGGCAGATAAAGTATATTCACCACAGGCAATGGGTTGTAGAAGAGTATTTTTTAATAGTATTGTTGAAACACCATACCAAGAAGAAATAGAGGTAACTGATGAAGAAAGTACGCCACCTGTAGTTGATACTGAAACACAAACGGCAATACCTGAGAAACCGGTTATGAAACAACCAACAAAAACTGAAAAACAAAGACAGGAAGTTGCGAAAATAATAGTCAGAAAGTTGTTAACTGAATGTGATTACTTTGATTTAGTTAAAGAAAGCTCGCCGATGGTTTATAACGGAATAAAAGAAAAAATAAAGTATTTCCAACCCGCATTTCATTCTACCACACCCGAAGGTTTAAACTCAAGACTTACATTTCTACAACAATGTATTAGGCCTGGTGATACGATTCCTGTTATTGGAGACGATGGTAGACCAACAGAGTTCAACGCTAAGAATACTTCATTTGGGGCTCCCCCAATATGTATATTAAGGATTGGGGATTTTTATCACACTAAGATAGCCATTAATCAAATATCTATAAGTTATGAGCCATTAACTTTTGATTTGAACCCTGAAGGAATCGGAGTTCAACCAATGTTAGCGGATATTAATATGTCATTTTTCTTTATAGGTGGTCAAGGATTAAAAGAACCTGTTAATCGATTACAAAATGCTCTTTCATTTAATTACTACGCAAATACTGAAGTTTATGATGATAGGTCTGTAGTCACAGAACAAAGAGATGAGTTAAATCAAGAGATATGGGAATCTATAGAAAGTATCGTACCCTTTGGTTCAGATAATAGACCAACTAATGAAGATATACCAACTAAGGGTGTAACCATTGGTACTATTAAAACTAATATATTAACTACATACCCAACAACTACAGAAAGTACCACTAGTGGTCAAACCTCTTATAAAACGATAATGGCCACTGCGGTTGAAGATGTTAAAAATTATGCAAACTCAATCACTGAATCACTTAATCAAGTCGCTAACACATACTCTATAGATGGATTGGCTTACTTTACTGATGAGAGAAATTATACAGATGGTAAAACCTTAGGGTATTATACTAATGGGTTTACTGGTACCACTACTGGAACTAATCTATTCGGTAAACCAAAAGAGGATGAGTTACAAAATAAAATAAATAACTTATTTGATGAAATAATAGATGACGTAAATAATAATAACTCACCATTATTAAAAAAGATACAAAATAAAAATTTCACAAACGCAGATATTGACCTCTATAAATTCAATATAATCTCTTTAATTAATGAAGTTAAGCCAAATTATATATCAGATTATATGAGTGTTATGCCAAAAGTGGTAAATAACCAAATAAGTTTAATCGATACGATAGATAAAATAAGTTTTGTGATGACTAATACGGATGGGTTTGCGGATAAAGCAAGAAATGTACAACAGGAATTAGAGGCCACTGATAATGTTGATAAAACTTCTAAAAACGCAAATAATACTTATGAGGAAATGGAAAATGATATGGTGACTTTAAGTACTGACTTAAAAGAGTTTTATAACCAAATATTTGATGATAATAAACAATTAGTGGAAAAACCATTTAAGTCCGATTATTCATTCTCAATAGAATATCAAGATGAAGGGTTATATTATTCTCGATTTATGAATGCTATGTATCAAAAAATACTAAACGATAAGGACAATGTAATATTAAAATTATTAAATGATAGGTTAAGTGATATTAATAAGTGGGACAGATATGTCAATAATATAGTTGATGACTTACAAAAGGACTATGAAAAAGTTCAAAGAAAAACTGAAAGAGAGTTAGATAGGTTTAGTAAACGTAACTCAGTTAGAAAGTTTAATGACTACTCACCATTTACTAAAGAAAAAGAAAGAATATTTTATTATATAAACGTACCTAAAGCGAACGTAAATTCAGTTAAAGACGGATATTTTAATGAGTTGTATTCTGGATTAAACAAGGGAGGAAAAAGCTCTTATAACGGAAAAGTAACATTTAATTAATTATGAGATATTGGAATAGATATACTGACTTTTTAGTTAATGGACAACAATCAGTTGTTCCGTTCGTTAGAATACCATCAAAGCCTTCAGATAAGAGATATATTTTTAGGACTGGTCGTAGTAGGTTAGATAAACTAAGTTATGAGTTTTATGAGTCACCATATTTTGGTTGGTTAATATTGGCAGCAAATCCACAGTATGGTGGTTTAGAGTCTAATATACCGGATAACGCATTACTTTTTATACCATTTCCCCTAACAAATTCTTTACAGGATTACAAAGCGGCGGTAGAAAACCATTTCTTCTATTATGGCAGATAATAAATTTTTTGGTAATGATAAGGTTTATGTTGAAACCGAATACGATAATGTCGTAGTAGTTGACCCTAATAAAGTTGTCAATTCTGACGGTACGGTTGAAGAACGCAATGTTAAACAAGAAAATTTAATAACTTACGCCAATTTGGAGGCTAGAGTGATTCCGAGAACAAAATTGGCGATTGGCTCTAACTATGAGGATAGTGTTAAAAATGTAGGTGTTGCTCAACTAAAGGTTAACTTTATGGAAGGTAACCCACAAACTCAAAAAGAACCCAATGTTAATTTAGGTGGTAAAGAATCTGACGACCCAAAATATTTCGATTCTACATGGACTGACCAATTTTTGCCTGGACAAAATAATAAGAGTGAAAATGACATATTTAGTTCAGGAAGAGGGGTTGATACTCAATTATTAGGTATTACTCGTATTAATATAAAAATGAATCCGGCGTTTGTACCTACAGTTACTATTGAAATGACCGATGTACAGGGAAGGGTTTTATTTGAAAGAGGGGATAAGTCACCTTATTCAATATTTATGAACTTACCTTACCCAATTTTTATATTAACAGTAAAAGGTCATTATGGTAAAGCTATTAAGTTAGAGTTAATGTTAAAAGACTTTAACGCTAGATTTGACCCGGCAGACGGTAGTTACCGAATAACAACTTCATATGTTGCAAGGTCACATGCGTTCTTAAAGGACACGTTATTAGATTATTTGTATACTACACCACATATGTACCCTAAAAGTTATGAACTTGAAAATGTTAAGGGTATACCCGCGGGTGGAACCGTAGCCATAGATAAGATAGATACGACTAAAGGTATGGAAAAAATTAAAGAAGTTTATTCTTTATATAAGTCAAAAGGGTTAGTTGAAGAAGACTTTCCCGAAATAACTCTTAATCAGATGAGAATGAGATTAGAGTATTTTAACCGTTATGTTATGGAAGCGTATTCCAAAGAAGATATGTCAGTTCTAAATAATGTTGTTAATTATGAAAGGGGAATTTCTAGGTTTAGGAGAAGTATTTTTCCAGATATTACCGATAATTGGTTTAGTGAGTTTGTTGACTCAACTTCTATATATGTTTTAAACGACACTAAAGCAACCACTTTATATGGTTTGAAAAAGGAACTTGATGAACAGGGACGTAGAACTGCGATATCAAAACTACAAATCGCTATACTTGAGGGTAATAAGTACCTAACAGATAATCCTACATTTGGTTATAATCCGGGGACTTATGTTATAGAGGATAAAACATCCCCTTCAAAAATAGCCGTTAATATTAAAACAAGTGATTTAATACAAGAAATCACGGACCCTGAGGTTATAGATTATAAGTCGACATATATTAAACGTAATGGTAATGAACCAACAGACGCTCAATTAAGTGAGTTTGAAGGGAAGATTAAGGCGGCGTTTAAAGTTTCTTCCAAAAGTTATAAGGTAGGTCCTGACGGTGGGTTACAGGAAACGGATAATCCTTCAGTACTTATTGCCTTTGGTAATGTGTTTAAAGGTGCCAATTTTCAAAATGGTAGTTTTTTAGCTAAATTAGCGAAGATTGAAACCACATACAAGAGAATGAAGGAGGAAATCGAAACAAAACTATCCGAAGCGTTAGCTAAAAAAATAATAAGCTCAGATGTGGGTTTAGGGTTTAACCCAACAATAAATAATGTTTTAGCCGTAATCTGCGCAAACGCTGAGGCGTTTTATCGATTAATGGATAATACCCATAGTAGGGCTTGGGACGTTAGAGATAATCCAGTGAGGTTAACCGCAATTATGCCACCTGAAAAATCTTTCGGTGTTGATGCGTCTAAAGCATCATTAAAGACTGTAAAAGTTGATGGTAAGTCAGATGCTTTAAAAAACACTCAAATAGTTTATCCGTGGCCTCAATATTTCATTGAAGAGACGGATGAAAATAATGATACCAACTATACTTTAACATATCCTGGAGGGTCTAATGTCACCAGTGAACTTCAAGGATGGAACTATAATCTTTGGCCTGAAATACAATTTACTGAGGAGTATATTACCGCTTCATTAGAAAAAGATAAACCTAATATTAACATAAATTATGGTAATGAAACTCAAGTCTCTAAATATATTGGAATAAACTCTGTAGAGTTTCCTTTTAATGTTGCGCCATATACAAATGAAGAGTTTGTCTCATTTTTTTATGAAATATATGAAAGAACTTATTTAGGGGCGAATTATAGTAAAGTTATTAGAAATAATAATTTTAGAAAAACATTATATAATGTATTAGCGGATTTCGAATCATCTAATATAAAAGACGGTGTGGAGAACATTCCTGAATTAATGAAGATTTTTAAGGAATTTAAATTTAACGCATCGACTTTTAATCAGTACCTATTATCGATTTCTAATAATGGAGAAGGTAGTTATTTTGCTAGAAAATCTAGAGATATTTATACTCAAAATTATATAAAAGGTTATGTAGATAACGACTTCGGCATTTATAGTCAAGAAAGTATGAACACAAGTTCAGTTGAGGTAATATCTGCAACAGAGTCCGTGAAAGATTTAGAAACTTATATTACAGGTACTTCATCAAATGCGACTACGTTAATGGATGTTTATCCATTTAATAATCTTGATTGGTTACAAAAAAACATTTCTAAAGGTAAAGATATATCCGAGATTTATAGGGCGAATAGTACTACTGATGTTATGAGTTTTAATGTACTTAAAAAAACTATTTCCACATTTGACGACCAATCGTCTGATGATGTAAGATATAAAAATAACTTTATTACTTATTTTCAATACGATAAAAACTACCCATCAAACCCAAATCAAAACACTAGTAATAATAGTGATAGTACACAATATCAAACAAATGCTCAAGCTAAAGATTATTACTTTAATAGAGAAAATAAGGATTTTTATTTAACGGAAAGTCCAATTGACTACGGTACTGATTATAACACCGCAACAAATAATCTAACTTCAATACAAACAACTTCGTTATTAAATACTCCTTACTTTACCAATGCATTATTAAAAGGGGTGTCGGGAGAAACCAACGGAGTAATAAATCCATATGTGGGTTTAGGGTATATTTATCTTAATTCATTACCATTACCGACACTTAGCGAAAAATATTTAACAAAAAACACTAGCGACGCTGGAGTCAATACCACTAAGTGGGGTGATAATATTTACGCGGGTCTAAGTAAATTTGCTGCGATACATAAAATACCATATCTTTGGTTATTAAAATATGGTTCAATATGGCATAGATATAAAGAAGATAAAATAGGTAATGGAGACATTCTTGACGGAATATGGAAAGATTTTGATTATGTTAACGCTTATGACCCAATTACTAATGATATAAATAAAGTTTATGATGTACAAAACTATACGGGAGGGAGTACGACCTATGTTCCTCAAAAAACTGAAATAGTTCCAGTACTTATACCCAACATAATAAATCCAACACTTCCTGGTACACTTATTAATTTTAATCATCAATTTACTAGCAATGGATTTTACCCTAAAGTGGTGAATGATACTTACAAATTCTTTACAGGTAAGTCACCATTAACGGGGTATACCAACACTGAAATAAATGACTTATTTAATAAGGGTCAATTTAAATTAGGTAAATCACAAAGTAATTTTTTACCTGCGGGATATGACCAAAGTAATGTACTTAATACTTTAAGTTATGATAGTTACTACCAGTACTTTGATATTGAAGGTAATAATAGTTTTGATTTTAATTTATCTACTTTTGAATTGTTATCCGCGATAGGAACGTCAGGAAATACAGGAAACGCAGTTAATAATTCTAAGATGTTAATAATACCATCTTCAGGTTATTTAAAGTTTACACAAGCCCAAAGAGAGTGTCTAAACTCACAAAACCACTTAACTCAAAATATAGATATCAACAATAAATCTATTCAAAACGGTAATGTTAGGTCGTTGTGGGCATCATCTCACTATGGTTACTATAATAATGAGTGGGTAAGAAAACCTAAAACAACTCAATATATTAAAGTTATTGATACGGGAGATACCCAACAAGATGCCTTTAATGTTATTAATAAGGATAATGACAGAGCATATAAATCTATTGAGGAAATTTTTGCTATCTTCTCTAAAGAGATGTTAGATGAATTTGAAAAACACTTTTTAAATTTTTGTAAAAAAGATAAGGACTATGAAGATATAGTTTTTAACCCAACAACACCAAATGATGATGAGTATTTAGGGTCATTTAACGTAGAATACGATTATAATATTGAAAAGGTGATGAAAAGTTTATTAATTGTAGATAAGCCCGAACTGACAAATAATTCAATAAATGATGTTAAAAGTATTTCTGATAAACAGATGGAACAGTTTGTTAATTTAAATAAAACAGCAATACAAGAAAAGGATGTTATATTAAAAATAGGTAACCCTGGAAGGTTTAATAGAAGGGTCTTCGATTCTTTCTCATCTGTCGAAAGTATTATTCCAATAGACCCAATTGATTTTAGTTACTATAGGGAGGGTTCTGTCCCTACCGCAACAAATGCCACGACATTAGCTGGTAGTCAAGGAGCGTCACCTGAAGCTTGGGATGAGTTATACTTACGTGTTGGTTACTATGATGATTTTGATTTAATGTATAGTGATAATGGTTCATTCATAACTGATTTTTTCCCAACCATGGATATCCAATTCACTAAAGAAAATGTGAGAGATTTGTCACAAATAATTAAAGTTTTTGTGACACAAAAAATGGAGAACAATAATCTAACAAAAAGTGATTTTCAACAAACGTTTGATGCTTTCATGTCTGAACAAGTCACATTTCAAAATGACATGTTAAATCAAATATTTACAAGTTTAAATAAAACGTTACCGACAGTTAAAGTAAATAATACTCAATCGAGAATTTCTAAGTTAGACGATAAAGGTGGAGCTTTAAAAACCGAACTATGGGAAACATTTAAAAATTTTAATGATAGGTGGATATCTGGACAAGATGTTAAAAATAAAACATTATTTGAACAATTTTTATTTTTAGATAAGGCTAATAGACCTATCGGGGATAAAGTTATTATTGATATTAATCAATTAAGGGGGTTTCTAAAAAGTAATTTAGCACAAACAAGTGTATTGGATTTAATAGGGAGTATTTTAGAAAAAAATAATTTTATCTTTATGCCGACACCATCTTATTCTAATTTCTATGGTAGGAATGAAAGAGTTAAGGAGGGTATGCCTAATCCGGCTTTTAGTGATATTGCGAATAATACTTTTGGAACATTTTTAGAGGTAGATACCCATACATCTGAACCTAAATTATTGGCTATATATGTTGGTAAACCCGCCGAAAAAATAAATACGTCACCGGAAAACGATAATTACTTATATGGTGATGACTCTTTTGATATCTCAATACCATCACAAAATAGTGTTAGAGCCTCTGAAGATGGAGTTACTAACTTTTCAAATAGAAATAAAGTTGTTGCGTTCAATGTGGATTTTGGTGTACAAAATCAAAGTATATTTAAAGCAATTAACATTGATATGTCCCAAAGAAAAAATATTGCACCAACATTTCAGATACTCGCAGATATGGGGTCACAGGCCGAAGGACAAAAAGTAGCACAACAGTCCGTAAGTTTATATAATTTTTATAAGGCGTCTAGTTATAATTGTAGTGTTACTTCTATGGGTAATGTTATGATTCAACCTACAATGTATTTTAATTTAAGATACGTACCAATGTTTTATGGACCTTATTTAATTACTAGTGTTACTCATGACATAACCACAAGAGACTTTCAAACAACTTTTGAGGGTGTACGAATGTCAAAATATTCGTTAAAAATGCCAGACGGTTTAATATCGAGCGTAAATAGAGAAATTGTACAAAATTACTTATCAGAAGTTAGGAGAATACCGACTCTCGAAGGTTCTACTGCGGATACCGTTACTAGGTCCACAGATATCAAAAATAGTTCTACTAAGAGTGGAGCGAAAACACAAATCGCTGACAATCAAAAATGTGTTGCAGTACAAAAAGTTAGTAAACCTTATGTTGATATTACACGAAAAAGTATCACTGAAACTAAATTTAAAACTTTAATTGACGGAAGTAGTAGTTTTAACGATAATGTAAAACAATTTATTTTCGGTGTTGGTTATGTTGAAAATGGTAAAGGAAGTAATGTAGTTAGTATTAATAATAATCACTTCAACCTAAAAAATCTTAAAGAAAATGCAAGATGGACAATTAATTTTGAAGAACAAGTGTGTGTTAATGATAGTGATTATGCAATTCCTTATCTTTCATTTAAATCGCCAGGAGATTCAATTACGTTTATGAATCAAGTATGTTCACAGTACGAACAAATAATTGATGCGTTTTTAGTTAATACGACAATTAATGGTAACTTACCTAAAACTTTTGCTTACTTATGGTATTATACCTTTAGATTTACTACATTAGATAAAGAATTAACCGCAGGTAGTAATATAGATGATTCAATTATCGCATCAGTAAACCATGATTTAACAACGAATACTGAGTCAAAAAAACTTTTTGATACGGCGGAAGCGGTTTTTAAAGCCAAAATAAATGTTTGGAATCGAAGTTAATTTAAGAAAAAGAACATTTATCGTATATTTATAAATAAAAGATTATGGATACTAAAGCATTATTAGACCAGTTTTTGTCAAAAGACACTAGAATAACTGAAAAAAATACAGGTAACGGTTACAAAGAAGTTTGTGATTTAGACACCGGAGATTGTTATACCGTAAGAATGAGAGACGGACTTATTGAAAGGGTCGATAACTCAATGAAACTAAATAAGACTTTAAGAGTTGAAACACCTCATGGTGTAAAGACACTCTTAAACGGTTAAAAAAATATACAAAATGTCTGTAGATAAGAAAATATTAGAAGAGATAAGTAAATATAATAATATTAACAAATATATTACTGAGCAAGAAACTGACTTACCTGAGCCGATTGAAGGTGGTGAACTTGACTTAGATAGTCCTGAACTTGAGATTGATGATGTACAACCTGTCGATGTTGAGTCTGACCCAGATGTTGAAGTTGTTGGTGAACCTTCATCTGATTCAGATGTAGAAGAGAGTGGGACAGAAGAGTTAGATATAACTGATTTAGTTACGACTCAAAAAGATATGTCAGCTAAACAAGAGGAGTATATGGATAGTATGATGGATAGGTTAAATGACCTTACTTCTAAATTATCTGATATGGATAAAATATTAGTTAAAATTAATAGTTTAGAAGATAAAGTTGAAAAATATCGTCAAAAATCACCTGAAGAAAAGTTACAATTAAGAAGTTTAGATAGTTACCCATATAATCAAAAGTTAACAGATTTCTTTATGGACAAAGGTCCTGATATGGAAAAGACAGGTAAAAATGAATATGTACTAACGTCTGATGAAGTAGAAAGTTATTCAGATAGAGATATTAAAGATTCGTTTGACGCACCTTTAGAACAAGAATATTAATACCCCTTACATATTATATAAAGTTTATAAATAAAAATTAAAGACCATTCTAAATGGTCTTTTTTTATTTGACTTAATGACTTTCTTTGTTATATTATAATTGAGTAAACGATAAATAAATAATAACAGAGAAAAAAGAAAAATTATGGCAAATGCATTAGACGCGGTATTGGCTCAGTATGAGCAAAATACTTCAAAATCAAACACAGGAAAACAATCTATCTCTCAAGAAGATAGGTTAAAACGTTATTTCACGACTTATTTACCAAAAGGTACGAGTTCGGGACAGAAAAGAGTACGTATACTACCAACACCTGACGGTTCATCACCTTTTAAAGAAGTGTGGTATCATGAGGTACAGATTGATGGTAAATGGACAAAACTTTACGACCCAGGAAAAAATGACGGAGAACGTTCACCTCTTACTGAGGTTTACGAAGAGCTAATCTCAACAGGTAAAGAATCCGATAAAGATTTAGCAAGGCAGTATCGTCCACGTAAATTTTACATTGTAAAACTTATCGACAGAGATAATGAGGACCACGGACCTAAATTTTGGAGATTTAAAGATAATTACAAACAAGAAGGTATCTTAGATAAAATTATTCCGATTTGGAAAGCAAAGGGTGATGTGACCGACGCTAATGAGGGACGTGACTTGATGGTCGAACTATCAAAGGCAAAAACACCTAAAGGTATTGAGTACACTGTAGTGCAAACGGTTATGTATGATGACCCATGTCCTATTCATACGGATGAGTCCCAAATGAAAGAATGGATGACTAATGAGTTAACATGGCAAGATGTTTATGCACAGAAACCCGTAGAGTATTTAGAGGCTATTTCAAGAGGTGAAACACCTGTATGGAGTAGTGACCTAAAGAAGTACGTATATGGTGATGACTCTTCTGAAGTAGTCTTAGGTGGTTCAAATGAATCAACTAAAACTGAGGAGACTACTGACCCACAATCAAAAATGGGTGTAGACACAGACTTACCATTTTAATAACAACTAATATGATGATGGTGACGACAGTGATGTTGTCACCATTTTTATCAATTTAAAAAAAAATATGGCAATAAAGAAAAAAGATTTTAGTAGTATAAAAAAGAAATTTTCTACATCCGCAAAATACAAACCACAAAGGTTTTTTGATTTGGGTGAGGATTTCTTAGATGCTGTTGGATTACCTGGACCAGCAATAGGTCATTTAAATATGTTTTTAGGGCATTCAGATACGGGTAAAACAACTGCGTTAGTAAAAGCGGCAGTAGATGCACAGAAAAAAGGTATATTACCTGTATTCATTATTACGGAACAAAAATGGTCTTTTGAACACGCAAAACTTATGGGTTTCGAGTGTGATGAAGTAGTTGATGAGGAAACAGGTGAATTAGATTGGGACGGATTCTTTATTTTTAATAATAATTTTAATTATATAGAACAAATAACTGACTTTATTAATGAATTATTAGACGCTCAGTCTAAAGGTGAATTAGACTATGACTTATTGTTCTTATGGGATTCAGTAGGTTCAGTACCATGTAAAATGACTTTTGACGGTAAAGGTGGTAAAATGCATAACGCATCTACATTAGCGGATAAGATAGGTATGGGTATCAACCAAAGAATTTCGGGCTCACGTAGAGCGGATTCTAAGTATGAGAATACTTTATTAATTGTTAATCAACCTTGGGTACAACTTCCTGATAACCCATTTGGGCAACCTAAGATAAAGAGCAAAGGAGGTGAAGCGATTTGGTTAAATTCTTCTTTAGTTTTCTTATTTGGTAATCAAAAAGATGCGGGTACTACCACTATATCTGCAGTTAAGAACAAAAGAAAAGTAAAGTTCGCGTCTAGAACAAAAATATCGGTAATGAAAAATCACATCAATGGATTAGGATATGCGGACGGAAAAATAATTGTAACCCCTCACGGATTCTTAGCGGGTAAAGAAAGTACTGAGGAAAAAAAATCAATTGAAAAATACAAAGGTGAGCAATCTGAGTATTGGAAAGAGGTTATCGGAATTGAAGGTGACTTTAAGTTAGAAGAGGAAAAAAAAGAACAGTAACAATTTAACACAAATAAAGTGGTTAAAACATTATTAATTGACGGAAATAATTTATTTAAAATAGGTTTTCATGGGGTAAGAGATTTCTACCATGACGGAAAACATATTGGAGGTTTATATCATTTCGTTAATACAATCAAAAAGTTTCTTAATGAACACAATCATGATAAAGTCATTGTGTTTTGGGATGGGGAAAATAACTCATCCCAAAGAAAACTTATTTCACCAGAATATAAGGGAAATCGTAAACAGACATTAAACGAATCTAAAAAGGAATCGTTCGAGTGGCAGGTACAACAAGTTAAATCATACCTTGAAGAAATGTTTATCAGACAAGTTTCTGTTAAAAACACTGAGAGTGATGATTTAATCGCATATTACTGTCAAATATCTGAAGACGAATATAAGACTATCTATTCTTCAGATAAGGACCTCACACAGCTTATCTCCGATAAAGTGGAAGTGTACCAACCGATGAAGAAGATAACCCTTAGAAATGGAGATTTAGTCCCTTTAAAAGATATCTCAATCCCTCATCAGAACATATCAACTTTTAAAATCATATCAGGTGATAAATCAGATAATATTGATGGTATCAGATATATGGGTGAAAAAACATTTGTTAAGTTATTTCCCGAAATAGTTGATAGTGTCGTAACTATTGATGATATTTTAAAACATGCAGAGGAACTACATAAAACTGATAAAGACAATCGAGCACTACAAAATTTACTCTCAGGAAAAACAAAAAGAGGGATTTATGGTGAAGAATTTTTTATAATCAATAAAAAACTCGTAGATTTGTCTCAACCTTTATTAACCGAGGACTCAAAAGTGATTATTGAACAGTACCATACAGAAAATTTAGACCCTGATGGTAGAGGATATAAAAACCTAATGAGAATGATGATGAGTGATGGAATTTTTAAGTATCTACCAAAACATGATAATGCGTGGGTTGAATTTTTAACCCCTTTTATGAAATTAACAAGAAAAGAAAAAAGAAGATTTAAAACTAAAAAACGTTTAATATGAAAGAAAAAACAGAAACAACCAAATTAGAGTTCTTAATGACTCTAAATGATAACTTTGTTGTACAGAGGTACTTTAATGTTAGAGGGTATAACCCTAAGGCTAGAGGGAGTGTTGAGCTTTATGAGGTAATCAGAAATGCGTCTGAAGTAATTCAGGAAGATTTGAAAATCAAATCGTGTAACTACCTTTCAGAAAATATTGGTCAAATAACGGTCAATCCTGAATTGTTAGAAACATCAAATACTGAAGGTGACGAACATTTTAACATTTACCTTAAGATAGGAGATGAGACAATTTGTCATAGAATTATAGATGCTAAATTATACCCACCTAAGACTAGATACACTGTGGACGTACGCCCACACCTAAAAAAGTTACTTCGCGAGTTAACTGACACTTTCTCAAGTGAAAATTTAACTTACAAGTACATGAAGCATTCACTAATTCACCCATATTTATAATTTACAAACACAGATTAAAACTCAAAAAAATATGTCAAAAGAAAAGAATTTTGGTTACCTCGGTAATACATTTCAATTACAAATACTTAACAATATTATCCTTTATAAGGATTTCGCAAGTTCTATTGTAGATGTGTTGGAACCTAAGTACTTTGACAATCAATATTTTAAGTTAATCATGCAGATGACCAAGGAGTATTATCACAAATATGAACACGCTCCTTCATTCTCAACACTCGAACAAATCACTAAATCTGAAGTTACGTCACCTATGGCCCAAAAAATGGTCTTAGATATGATTACTCAAGTAATAGACGCACCTGATGATGGATACCAATACGTTCAAGAAAAGGCGTTAAAGTTCTGTAAACAACAAGAATTACAGAAGGTAATGACTAAAGCTCAAAAAATTATCGATAAAGGTGATTTTGAATCTTATGACCATTTAGAAGAAATGGTAAGAGAAGCTTTACAAGTTGGTGAAGTTGATACGGGAACTGCGGATGTTTTTTTTAATTTAGATGAGGTATTGGATGACGATTTTAGACACCCAATTCCTATAGGGATAACTGGTATAGATAACTTATTGAAAGGTGGGTTAGCAAAAGGTGAAATTGGTGTTATTCTAGCTCCGACAGGTGTTGGTAAAACCACAGTTCTTAGTAAAATTGCAAATAATGCATTTAACTTAGGTTATAACGTATTACAAATATTTTTTGAGGATAACCCTAAAATTATACAAAGAAAACACTTTACTATGTGGACAAAAATCGCACCAGATAATTTGTCATTACAAAGAGAAGAAGTTTTAGAAAAAGTTAAACAAATTAAAGAAAATGCACCTAACAGACTTATACTAAAAAAGTTACCTTCAGATACATTAACGATGAATCAGATAAAGAATCAGATACGTAAGATGATTGCTGAAGGAATTAAATTAGATTTAGTTGTGGTGGATTATATTGATTGTATAGTTCCTGATAAGAACTTAGGAGACGAATGGAAAAGTGAAGGTTCGGTTATGAGAGGATTTGAATCCATGTGTCATGAGTTAGATATTGCGGGTTGGACGGCAACTCAAGGGAATCGCTCCTCAATATCTTCTGAAGTTGTAACCACAGACCAAATGGGTGGTTCAATTAAAAAGGCCCAAGTAGGTCACGTTATTATTTCTATCGCTAAATCCCTACAGCAGAAAGAAATGAATTTAGCAACAATAGCGATTACCAAATCAAGAATTGGTAAAGATGGTATTGTATTTGAAAATTGCAAATTCGATAACGAAATGATAGAAATTGATACGGATAGTAGTGTAACCTTCTTAGGTATGGAAGAACAAAAAGAAGAGAAAAACAAAGTACGTATTCAAGAACTACTACAAAAGAGAAAACAAAGGGAAAGTAAAATATAAAATTTTTTAAAAACAATAATATATGGACAATCTAATTGATAGTGTCAGTAAAGACATTCGTTATGTAATAAAGAGAAGTGGAGATAAGGTAGTTTTTAAATCTGAAAAGATTGAAATGGCTATTTTAAATGCGATGAAAAGTATAGATAAAGTAGACGAGAGTATGACTGAAAAAATTGCTAGACTCACGACTAAAAGTCTTTTCAGAGGTAATAAAGAAAGGGTTCCCAATGTTGATGAAATCCATGATATGGTTGAAAACAAATTAATGGATAATGGACTTAATGATGTTGCGAAGGAATATATTATTTATCGTTCTAAAAATCGACCTAACATTTTTTCAAAAAGAACTAATCTTAAACCTTACGAGTACCCAAACTTAAATGAATATGTGGACGCAATTAGACACTCCTATTGGGTACATACAGAATTTAACTATACGTCTGATATCCAAGACTATAAAGTACATTTAAATGAAAAAGAAAAGTCTGCAGTTGAAAGAGCTATGTTAGCGATTTCACAAATTGAAGTCGCAGTTAAATCGTTTTGGGGGGACATTTATAAAAGAATGCCAAAACCTGAAATTGGTAATGTAGGGGCTACGTTTGCTGAATCGGAAGTGAGACATGCGGACGCTTACTCACACCTAATTCAATTACTAGGTCTTAATGGGGAATTTGAAAATTTGTTAGAGGTTCCACAAGTGAGAAGAAGAATTAAATACTTAGAAAAGGCTATCTCAAACTCTAAATCAGTCGATGATAAAGAATACTTTGAGTCTATAGTGTTATTCTCAATGTTTGTTGAAAACGTATCACTATTTTCACAATTTTTAGTTATTATGTCATTTAATAAACATAAAAATAAATTAAAAGGTATTAGTAACGCAGTTGAGGCAACATCTAAAGAAGAGAATATCCATGCGGAATTTGGGTTTGAATTAGTTAATTTAATTAAAAAAGAAAACCCTGATTGGTGGACACCACAATTAGTTGAAGATTTAGTTATCGCAACTAAAGAGGCTTATGAAGCGGAGACTGAAGTAGTTAATTGGATTTTCGAAAAAGGTGATTTAGAATTTTTAACTAAAAAACAAACAATGGAGTTCATTAAACATAGATTTAACGTATCTTTGAATTCTATAGGTGTTGATAGTATTTTTGAAATTAATCAAACCTTATTGGAGACCACAGAATGGTTTGATGATGAAATTCTAACTACAAAACATACTGACTTTTTTAATAAAAGAAGTATTAATTACAGTAAAAAACAAAAATCGATAACATCTAACGATTTATTTTAAAAACAATAACAAAATAATAATATGAAAAATAGAAAACCATTTAATTGGATTAATGAAGAATCAGTTACGTTTCTTCGTAGAGGTTATTTGAGTGAGGGTGAGGAACCTTTAGATAGAATAAAAACAATTGCGGAACATGCAGAAAAACTATTAGGTAAAGAAGGGTTCGCCGATAAATTTTACGACTATATGAGTAAAGGGTGGTATTCACTATCATCACCAGTATGGGCAAATTTTGGTAAAGAAAGAGGGTTACCTGTTAGTTGTTTCGGTTCTAATGTCAGTGATAGTATAGAGTCAATTCTATTTACTCAGGCTGAGGTTGGTGAGATGAGTAAAATGGGTGGAGGTACTTCAGGGTATTTCGGTAACATTCGTGGTCGTGGAGCTAAGATAACTGATAACGGACATGCGCCAGGAGCGGTCCACTTTATGAATCTTTTTCAAAGTGTCGTGGATAATATTTCACAAGGGGCGACACGTAGAGGTAGGTTCTCACCTTACTTACCTGTTGAACATCCAGACATTATGGAGTTTTTAGAGATTGGAACAGAAGGGGCTTCAATTCAAGATTTAACACACGCAGTTACAGTGACTGATAAATTTATGGAAGAAATGATTGCGGGTGATGACGAGAAAAGAAAAATATGGGCAAAAGTAATCCAAAGAAGGGGTGAAATTGGTTACCCATATATTATGTTCCATGACACTATGAACAATAATGCGCCTAAAGTTTACCAAGATAAAGGGGCTAAAATTTATAACTCTAATCTTTGTTCTGAGATAGCTCTACATAACTCTGAAGACGAATCATTCGTTTGCGTATTATCTTCAATGAATGTGTTACACTACGATGAGTGGAAAGACACAGATGCTGTTGAAACTATGGTTTATTTCTTAGATGCGGTAGTTACTGAGTATTGTAATAAATTAGAGGAATTAAGAGACAATGGTACCAGAGAAGGTAAAATGGCGTTTCTTTATATGGAAAAGGCTTATAACTTCGCTAAGAGACAAAGAGCGCTTGGTTTAGGTGTTTTAGGTTGGCACTCACTTTTACAATCAAAGGGGTTGGCATTTGACACAAGAGAAACCGCTAAACTTAATGTTGAGGTGTTTAAAACCATTAAAGATAAATCATACAAGGCGTCAGAAGAATTAGCTGAGATATTTGGGGAGCCTGAATATCTAAAAGGTTATGGTAGAAGAAATGTTACACTTAACGCAGTTGCACCAACTACTTCTTCAGCGTTTATTCTTGGTCAAGTATCACAATCTATTGAACCTATTTGGTCTAACTGTTACGTTAAAGACGTTGCGAAAATGAAGGTTACGATTAAAAATCCTGTATTAAAAGAATTGTTAGGTACTATGAATATGGATAATAAAGATACGTGGGACAGTATTAAAAAGGGAGATGGTTCGGTACAACATTTAGATTTTTTAAGTGACGAACAAAAAGATGTTTTTAGAACATTTGCAGAAATTAATCAATCATCAATTATTAATCAAGCGGCAATAAGACAGGACTATATAGACCAATCACAGTCATTAAATCTAATGGTTTCACCTGAAATGCCGACTAAAGACGTAAATAAGTTACTTATTGACTCATGGAAGTTAGGGGTAAAAACACTATATTATCAACATTCAATGAATTCAGCGCAAGCATTTGCTAGAAAAAAATTAAATTTAAATGATTTACAATGTGTTGCATGTGAAGGTTAAGGGATAAAATATAGGGATATCATATAAAAAGGTTGGATTCGTCTAACCTTTTTTCTTTTATATTTAGATAAAATAATCTGTGTTTATATTTATGAAATATGGCAGACGGTAAAACATACGGAGTATTTTTTCCTTTTAGAGATAGTTTACAAGGAGACTACCTTAGATTGACTCAATCAACTAATGAGGAGATTAGGGCTGATTTACTGCATTTAATATTAACTAGAAAGGGTAGTAGGTATTATTTACCCGATTTTGGTACTCGTATTTATGAGTTTATTTTTGAACCAATGGACGGACCAACATTCGACGCAATAAAGGCTGATGTCCGACAGGCCGTAGATAAGTACATACCCAACCTACAAATAAATGATATCTCAATTCAACCTTATGTTGAGACTGAACCTTTACCCGGTGAAATAAACTATGATGAATTAGGTGGTCAAGTTTTTAGAGTGGCTAGCGATAGTGCGGTTGAGTACACTGCAAAGTTAAGAATTGACTATACAATTGTTAGTGGTACATTTTCATCAAAAGATTTCGTGATTATAAATATTTAATAATATATGGCTAACCGTAAAATTTCATACACAGATAGAGACTTTCAATCCTTAAGACAGGAACTGATAAATTATACTCAACAATATTACCCTGATTTAATAGGTAACTTTAATGATGCGTCCATTTATTCAGTGTTTATGGATTTAAATGCCGCAATTGGTGATAACTTACATTACCATATGGACCGTAGTATACAAGAGACCGTACTTCAATACGCACAACAAAAGTCCTCAATATATAATATTGCTAGAACATATGGTTTAAAAATACCGGGTAATAGACCATCTATAGCGTTAGTTGACGTATCAATAACCGTTCCTGCTTTAGGTGACCAAGAAGATGAAAGATATTTGGGTACAATGAGAGCTGGTTCACAGTTTATTGGTGGAGGTCAAGTATTTGAAAACCCTAATGATATTGAGTTTAGTTCACAATATAATAGTGAGGGTTACCCAAATCGTACTAAGATACCAAATTTTGATGCAAATAATCGTTTAATAAATTATACTATGACTAAAAGAGAGGTCGTGGTTAATGGTTTAACTAAAACGTTTAAAAAAGTTATTAGTAATAATGATGTTCGACCATTTTTTGAATTCTTTTTACCTGAAAAGAATGTTATTAGTATTACCACTTTAATACAAAAAGATGGTGTTAATTACCAATCGCCGCCCACATATGATGAATTTATAAGTTCATCTAATAAGTGGTATGAAGTCGATTCATTAGCGGAGGCTAAAATTTTTGTTGAAGACCCAACTAAACCATCTGACCAACCAGGTATTAAGGTTGGTAAATATATTGAGTCTGAAACTAGATTTGTATCAGAGTATACTCCCGAAGGTTATTGTAAAATAAATTTTGGTGGTGGTACCACTACTCCTGAAGAACAATTACAAGAATTTACGAGGACAGGTATTCCATTAACTCTATCAAACTATCAAAATAATATTGGGTTAGGTGTGACTGTTAGAGCAAATACTACGTTATTTGTACAATATCGAGTCGGCGGAGGTAAGGCTTCTAACGTTGGGGTTGATGTGTTAACTCAATTTGGTACAACATATTTTGATGTAAATGGGCCGTCAAGTACAATTAGCCAAAATGTAATTGAAAGTTTAAGGGTTACTAATGTTACTGCGGCAATTGGTGGTGGTAATTTACCAACTACAGATGAAGTAAGAAATATGGTATCATTTAATTTTGCGGCACAAAAAAGAGCGGTCACTGTAAATGATTATAATTCATTAGTAAGGACAATGCCAAGTAGGTACGGAGCACCTGCTAAAGCGGCGATTACTGAGGAAGACAATAAAATAAAAATTGAAATTCTTTCATACGATACTCAGGGTAAACTAACTGAAACAGTATCTAATACGTTAAAACAAAATATTGCCAATTACTTATCACATTATCGTATGATAAATGATTATATATCCATATCAAGTGCGAATGTAGTCGATTTGGAGTTTGATTTATCGGTCGTTATGGACTCCACTCAGAATCAAGGACAAATTATTACAAATATTATTAATTCTATTGATAGTTATTTCTCACCTCAAAAACAACAATTAGGTGAGAATGTTAATGTTTCAGATGTAAGGAGAATTGTTCAAGATATTCCTGGTGTTATATCACTTTCAGACTTAAAGGTTTTTGGGAAAGTTGGGGGTAGATACTCTAATTCACAAACATCTCAAAGATATTCTGATAGTCAAACAAAACAAATACAGTTAATTGACGACACCATTTTCGCTCAACCAAATCAAGTATATCAAATTCGTTTTCCTAATAACGATATTAAAGTAAGAGCTAAGTCACTCAAAAATGTCGACTTCTCTTAAATCTATCCATATACTTTTGACAAAATCAAATTAAAATTAGGATGAATAACTATTTATCTTAAAAACTAATTATGCCAAAATCTATTAGAATAAGAACAGAACCTGGTGTTGATAGAAATATTAATATTAAAATTGACCAAGATTTTGATTCTTTGGAAATTCTGTCTTTAAAATTAAGACAAGAAGACCTATATACGCAGTTCTGTGCTAACTACGGTGTAGTGGTTGGTCGTGTAATCGCCAATGGGGGTTTAGGTATACCTAACGCTCATATCTCTATTTTCATACCTTTAGATAGTGTAGATGAGGAAGACCCAATAATATCCACACTTTATCCGTATAAGACGCCGACCACTAAAAATGAGGATGGGTATCGTTATAATCTTTTACCCTATGAGGACGAGTATTATGGTCATAATGCTACAGGAACATTTCCAACGGTCGATGATGTGTTAACACGTAAAGAAGTACTACAGGTTTATGAAAAGTATTATAAGTATTCTGTAAGAACTAATGAGTCGGGGGATTTTATGATAGTGGGGGTTCCATTAGGTAGTCAAAAAATAATTATGGATTTAGACTTATCTAATATGGGTGAGTTTTCATTAAGACCTTCTGATTTAATAAGGATGGGTAGGGGAGTAAAATCACAATTCAATGGTCAATTATTTAAGGATTCGGAAAACATTGACTCACTACCTCAGATAGTTCATGAAATAAAGGACATAGATGTTAGTTCATTTTGGGGTCAAGATGACATGTGTGACGTTGGAATTACAAGGGTAGATTTTGATTTAGCCGACCAAGGAATTGAGATAATACCACATTCAACATTTATGGGTTCTATATCATCATCAAACGATGATGAATACATTAAGTCAAGTTGTCGACCTAAAAAAGATACGGGTAATTTATGTGATATGGTGGCTGGTCCTGGTGAAATTTTAGCCATAAGACATACCATACAAGAAGATGAAAATGGTGACCCCGTACTTGAGCAATATCAGTTAGAGGACGGAGGTAATGTTATAGACGACAATGGGGCTTGGTTAATAGATATACCAATGAATTTAGATTATATAACCACTAATGAATTTGGTGAAAGAGTTATTTCAGTTGACCCGACAATAGGTATTCCGACTAAATCTAAATATAGGTTTAAAATTAAATGGCAAAATGAGGCGGGGTTACAAAGTCAAATAATGAGGGCAAATTACTTAGTTCCAAATATAAAAGAACATTGGACGGGTAGTACTAGCCCAAACAGCAACTACGGGGGTACTTGGGAAAATCGTAATAAATCTTATTCCTTTTCTTTAAATTGGGATGATTACTATGATAAAGATTCGGCTATAAAATGTGAAGACACCTTTTATTTATTTGGATTTAATAAAGTATATACTACCGCAGCACATATCGACCGTTGGAAATATGGTATAAATCGGGCGTCTCATTACGGTATAAAAGAAATTTTAGATAAGTCATGCGCTAGTGAGAATAATAAGTTTCCTACTAATGACGGTCAAAGAAATTTTGATTTTTTATATTTTCTATTTAATATATTATTAACGATTGTGACTCCGGTTATAGTTGTTATCTTACCTATAATGCACGTATTAGCTTTATTGTATCCAATTTTTAGGGTTATTATTAATTTGGTTCTTTGGATAATAAATAAATTAGTTTACGGTATTTGTAAGGTTGTTGCGTGGCTTAGTAGTAAATTAAAGAAAAGTGACTGTAAAAAAGAAACCATTACTCCACTATCTAAAGACAACCCATTTAAGAGGTTAACTTTACCAATGATGACTTATCCTGATTGTGAAGCTTGTTCTTGTGAGGACATTAATATGCCACCAGCTGAGAGTGAAACTCTTGATGATATGGATATTTTATTAGCTAATAATAACGAAAGTAATTTAGCGGATTTTGTAAGTATTGGGGCTTATGAACAACCAATATACTGTGACCCTAGTGGTGGTGCCCAAAGTCCTTGTAACGTTTGTTACGGTAATAGTGATGGAAGCGGTGTGGCGGAAAATTATAATATGGTTATGTTTTCAGGATATGACCCCGATGTTGAGTTAACGGGTGGTGGTTTTACTGACCCTAGTAATAGGTGGTATAAAAGCCCCTTTTCTTTAAATGACCCCGCTGTTGGTGGTCCAGTTGCTCGAATGGTGTATAACGTAACATTACCTCAAGCGGTAAACTTAATGAATCAGAGGGAACGATATTTTGATTTTTTAAGTGATGGTACTCAAAACTATATGCCGAATCGTATGTTGGTTGATGTTATAAATGACCAATTATCAACAATTGGTGTCCCTGATACGATTCCTGTGACAAATGTTAGAAATCGATATGAGGATATGCCACTTATAATGGTTACTGACGGTCAAGTTGACATGGATAATGGTCAATTATTAAGTTTTGTTGACCCTGAACTTATACCTGATGAAAACGTTAATAATAGTGGTTTAACAGTTAATCAATACGGGTACCAAAGCATAACAGGGTCTATGGTTTCAAATCCTTCGGCGTATGTTCAAGCACCAAATGGATTAACGTATATAAAACCTGACGGTAGTGTTCAATATGTCGATATGGACCTCTACTCACCTAATTCAGGTATGTCATATAATTTTAAAATGGGTATCGAGTATCATCAAGTAATTGGTAGTATTACTATAGGGGATGCGATGGATGTTATGTCGGGTGCGGGTAGTAATTACTTAACTAAGTCAATATTATGGAATTACCTGATAGATAAAAGAGTCGAGTTTACCTGTAGACAGTCCTTTGGGATGACAGATACCCAAATTATTACCCCATTAAGACCTTTAGACTACTACGCAGAATATAAAAATTTAAAAATATATTTTTTATCGAAAGGTGTTGACCCTTATTCTCCAAGACAAAAGATGAAATTTAATGTCTCCCGTATGTATGGTGAGCCAGTGTATAGTAATTTAATTTCTGAATATAATTTTGAGGGTGACTATTTCCCCAATATACCTATTGGTCCGACTGATGAGGCAAGTGGGTTTTATGCTCCTGAAAGACACTATTCTAACCTTGTTACATCAGGTACTCGCCGATTTAATAATTCGACTGCGGGTGGTAATACTAATGATAAATTATTTCATAGTCCTTTTTTGTTTACGCCACCTGAAAATAGTTCATTGTATGAGTATTGTAGTTCACAAACCATACTTTTACCTCAAAGTCCAGGAGCAACTCTTGGTCCATTATCAATAGCTACAAATTTACCATATGTCTCAGGACAAATTGTAAAAGTATCTTTGAATGATGCAAATTATATAATCGGTACTGTAAATTCATATGTATCAGCGACAGGACAATTTGAATTAACAGTTATTAGTTCACAAAACACTGCTGGAAACGTAGGTGGTTTAGGTACTTGGTGTGTAAACTTAATGAATTCATTTAAATCGTTTGATACTACAGCATTTGCATATTATTCATCACTAGGTGAACAATGGGGTAACAACTTAGGTTCAGCAGTACCCAATGTCGGCCCTATGGGTTCTCCAGATGGTATGACTGTCACTTCTTACCTAAGTACTCCAGCACACCCACCGGCACAAGGAAGTGGAGTTAGAACCTTTTTGTCAGTTAGTAGAGGTCCACAAAATATTCTTGGTCAGGGACGTATTGACGGAGCATCATATCAGTGGACAGATTGTAATCCAAATACGCTTATAAACTTTAACTCGACTAATGATAGGGGATATACTATTGCACCATCATATTGGTTAAATGATGACCCATTAGTACTAAATAATAATACACCAACCATTGAGATGAATGATGAAACTCAATTAATATTCAGGTCTGATAGGTTACCCACTTCATCGTATAGAGATACGGGTCTTGACCCTGATTTAAGACAATATCAGGATTTTCCGTTAATGTTAAATGAAACATTTGCTTATTGGAATGTTAGTGATAACGGTCAAAGTAATTTAGTGGGTGGAGGTTCACAAAATTCGTCTAGTGATTCGTCAGGAGGATTAGGGGATTTCGAGGCGGACCCCGATTCTGATGAACTACCAGGAGGGGTATTAGATAGTTTTACTTGTCAAGGATTAGTACCTCTTGATTGTTACGAGGGGGAGGGAGACACTTTTGGTGTTTCGAACCCATGTACTAAAAAAGATGCCGATAGGGTTGTTGGTGGTTGTTATGTTTTTGTAGATAACCCTTTAATTATAAGTTTGTTTACTATCGACTACCCATTATTATTTGAGTGGAGAACTAGATTTAGATTTATGTTTGGAGCATGTAGAGGTGTAGTTGGTCATATGTTTCAAAATAGTTGGATTAACGGTACGTTATATATGCCATCGTTTCAAAAGAAAACTTTTTATAATAGTAATAATGAAGTAAAACGTTACAAGTTTTGTGGTGACCGAAGTAGTGGTACTGGTATCTTTTCGGCAGATAAGAAAAATTGTGGACCATTGTATTTTAACACAGACACTAATTCATTTTTTTATCGGTCCGCGCCATATTACAACGGTAATTTTACACCATCAAAAGAATGTGATTACGGATTTTTTGGTGGATTGATGACCGAAGGTGCAAATAAAGGTAACATTTTCCAACCAACAACAATAATGGATTTAGGTCCAAAAACTGATTTTCTAAAAGAAATTTTATTAACACCTGAATTTCAAGGGTATATTATTGATGAGGTTGAGTCCACATCTTATCAAGATATTTCTGGAATTTTAAATTTATTTATAATTTCTAGATTAATATCTTCAAGCTTTTTAGAGGATTTATTAGGTGTTGGAGACGCAGCTATACAAAAATTATTTTCAAGAGACGCCTCTACTGGTGCAGGTTCAAGTTTTACTGACTCTAGAGTCGATGGAGATTATGCTCAAATGATTTCTATTAATAGTGAATTTGGTGTATTACCTTACTTATCTGGAAACTATTCAGATAGTATATCGGTTAATGAAAATTTAATGGGTATATGGTTTACCGGTAGTACAAAAAGTTTATATAACAATATTGGTAGTACCGTTGAAGACAGAAGAATATTGGGGCCGGGACAACTAACTTTTAATGAACTTAACCCATTCATAACAGATGATTTTAAATACCCTGGAGCTCAAGAAGTACCATATTATGGGTGGAAATATGAAAGTAATGGTAACGTTTGGGGTAGTGAGGAAAATACATGGAAGACCAATAATTCACCATCACTATCGGGTAAATATCAAAATGAGGAATTTGATGGTTTTAATGATTATCCCCAACCTATTAATGGACTTGGAACAGGGTTCTTATTTAACCGACCATTAGGTAGTTTTACTGGTAGTATACCACCTGCAAGTGGTTCAGGACAACAGGCGTCTAAAGGGTTTCGAGTTGGTTCACCATTTCATAATTATTTTGGATTAAAAAAAGGAAAAAGTGCAATGAATTTATTCATAACTAAATATATGTTTAACGCGGACTTAAATGGGTAATCAAAAAAATAATCAGACAATAAGGATTGTTAGGGGCTCTGATAGATATGCCGGAGCACCTGATACGGATTTGTTTGTCCAAGTACCGATTGAGAATACTAAAAAAAGTATTATTGAAGGGGATAGAACCGTTTTATTAAATTTAGAAGAAAGGTTTGACCACGAAAGACAAATATCAACTAAATTTAGAGTTGCCGGTAAGATAGTTAATCTGTTTGATAACATTGTTTCAGGTAAAACAAATAACTATCAAGCCTTCGAGAATGAATTATATTTAATTGACCCAACTAAGACGGTTGTGGACGCTTTAGGTGTCTACGCAAATTGTGATTGGAAAGGGTATCCTCCATATGATGAGTTTAATTTTTTTAGAACAAGCGGAGTACCTGGTCATATCATATACAGAAGTAAAAGCGCTTCAACTTATAATTGGTCCACCTACCTAACGTATCCACATAGTAATGATTACAATCAAATAATGGAATATACTGATGAGGAAAGTGGTACCGATATATCGTTTCAAGTTTCTGAAGGTATACCCTATACGATTAAAAACCGAGTGGTGAACGGTAAGAATATGTTAAGCTTTTATTGTGGTTACAAACATAATATAAAACAAGGAGATAGCATTTATTTAAATACACCAATAAATGGTAGTAACCTGCTCGAGGTGTATAGTTTAGGGGACCAATCATACGGAAATGACGACAAAATTCTTAATGTTTATAATTATGGGTTTACTGGAGTAACAATTAGTGATGGGTATATGTCAAATTTAAAGCGTGTTATAAATCCTAAAAATTCGGGTGAAACGATGTCTAAATACTATGTTAGAAAACATAAAACTTTAACGAATGTTTCAAATGTTGATTTAACTAAAATGGGTTTTGAACAGAATAATTTTCCTGTGAATAAAAAATTAGAATATTCGGCATTGACTCCTAATCAAGTTGAAAGAATATCTGTTAAAGATGGGAGAGGTACGTTTGGCGTATCATTTGATAAAGATATTGATATTATTTCTTTAATGGATAATTTAGACCGACCAGTTACTGAATTATTTATTACTATAGTTAATAAAGGATATATCGGATACTTCAATAAACCATCACAAACTTACCCAACCAAAGGGTTAGAAGTTGGATGGAGTTTTAATTTTTTAGAAAATAGTGTGGATAATTGGTGGTCTAAAATAAATAATAATAATAAAGATAATATTGATGTTGATTTTTATGATAGAACAGGTGATAACGGATTAAATGTAAGATTTTACTATAATAAAGATTTACCTATCGGTACTGAATTAAAGGGTGACATCTGTGAGTGGAATGAATTCGACCAAAAAGAAACTGTACTCTCACCGATATCACATAAATTTTCATTTAATTCTGATTTTTTTACAACGAATGCGAATATTAATTTACCTGATGGTTATACGTATAATCCGCATCATTCAGTAAAATTAAGAGTATATTCTGATTATATTGAGGTGGGCGATAAAAATGATGTAAGTGGTGTACCTGACTATTCATTCTTTTCAAACTATGAACAACAATGGAGATGGAGAGACATATACTCTTATGGGTTTGTTGATTCAAGTGGTAACGGTGTTAATTATCCATTTTTAAATGGTGAGCATTATCCATTTGGTGAGGTACTATTCCTACAAACTCCACTAATGAAAAATAATAACGTTTTTAATAACATAATCTTTCAACCAATAATAGATAATTGTGAATAAATTTAGATTTACCGTTAATAATGGAGACACATATATTAATCTACCCGTAGAAATTGATTTTGATAATTTTGGGAGGGAAGACTTAATTAAGCAATATGAAAATGATGTGCTTGAGGAAATCATTAACCCTGTGGAGGATTTTGAGACTACTAGATATTCACATACTCAGTGGTTAACGGTTAATAATGAGCCTAAAACTAGTACGACTTATGAGTTTTTCTTTTTTAATAGGGACATAGACGTTAATAATACTACACCGGCGAATACTAATATGTGGGTTTCAAGTTACAATTACGTGGACCCCTCAGTTTACCAAACATATAGCGGAATTTCATTTACTAATAAAGAAATGTATTACTACGCTAATTCCTTTAAGAGGAGTTTTTTTAAGTTGGATTTTTACGATTCCAAACAACCTGAAAACCAAAGATTATACTTCACATTGGTGATACCTACTCAACAAGGAGAAAAACAAGGTGTGGATATTGGAACACCATCAGTACCAAAGCCTGTTATAATAAGAACCCCCACTTTTAATTTAGATTTTATAGGTGATAAAGAAGGGTATTTTATTTATTGGTTAAAAAGTAGAGAATATATTGATGTTAATACATTTTACATGTCGGCTAAATTTTTTAATGCCAAAACCGGACAATTTGTTAGAATGATTAATCGACCACAATCTGAAATGAGTGAAACGTTTAAATTTAATAAAACTGAATACTTTTATTATAAGGTTGATTTAGATGTGAATAATTATCAGTATCAAGTGTTTCAAGGATACGGTTTAGGAAATCGTGTAGGACAACTTACAAACGGTATAAAATGGTATGAATATGTTAATCCACAATAATGGAAGAGAAATACTACATAAAGATTTCACCCGAATCAATAAAAGGTGACGTTATCACTGAATACTTTAGTGGAAACACTTTTGGTGTTTATACTGGTATGACTCAAATATTAAGTGGGGGTACGGATGGTAGTAGTTTATTAACAGGGTTAACAGTGCCAATAGTTTTTAGACAAACGTATGAAAACTACGGTTTTTATACTCCATTTGATGGGTTCGCGTTACAACAAGATGTGGTATCAAATTTTATAACATCAGGTGACCCGTCTAATCAAAATACGATAAGGTTATTTAACACGTCTGATGAATTTAAAGGATTTTTAAAGTTGTCTGACTATATTGTCGATTGGGGGGACGGTTTTAGTGAACCACTAACGTCAAATGCTCCTCAGTATTTATCACATACTTATCCTAATATAACCAATAGTTATGTTATAACATTGACTCAAAATAATCCATGGGGACAAACGATAGTTGAGAAAACAGTTTATGTTCCAACAACAGGGGTGACAATAACTAATCCTTATGGTAATGTTACATTTACTCCTCAAGGTGGTAGCTGGTCAGGAATACCTATTAGTTACGATTATATTTTTACGGGGGACAGTTCTAATACAGTACAAAGTCAAACGTCTAATAATTTCACTACAGTACCATTTATACTAAGTGGGTTTAGTTCTTCAAGGTTATCTGAACTTAAATTGTATGGAAATACTCAATTTGATATAAGCACTACAGTGGTTAAAGGGGGTCAACCTTTTGGTAAGGTAGACCAAATAACTAGTGGATATACCTCCTATACAATTAATAATGTTCAATACTATGATTACTTAGATGGTACCACATTATATATCGCCGAATCTTCAGGTTTAACAAGTAATGAGCTAGTTGCGTCAGCAATTACTAAACAAGAAGTATTAATTAACGTAGTTGACTCGCCAGAAATACAATCTGAAATATTTATTGAAAGAGGCAAGCTTTCAGGTTTTGAATCACTACAAAGACTTGGAGAGGTGGATAACTTAGGTGACATGGTATCTTATGGGTATGGTTACTTCAGAATAAACAATAATAACGAGTAAAAAATGGCTTTAGGAACATACGGAACAGTAAGACCAGCTGACATGTCTCCACAGGATGTTGAGATAATTTTAAATTATACTCCATCAAGAGACGTTACAACAAATTTTGTTTTAACAAAACTGAACGCCCAAGATGTTTTAACACCTTATTTCCACAGTTCAACGACAGGAGGTAATGCTGATGTTGAAATATTAGGTGGTTTATATAATTTAAAACTCCCAGCTGAAGAATTTAATAAAATTGGAATATATACATTATACATAAGACCTGTAGAGATTAGGACGACTATTACAGATTGTGGTGTATTATCATCATTACCTAATGTTAAAGGTATAATAATAGACTTAAACGGGGTACCACAAGAGTATCGAAATAGGTTTACCAACCAAGGATTAATAGGGTACCGCATCGAATATTTAAATAGTGACGGAACTAAAATACCTAATTTTTATAGAGTAGTGACTTCATCATTTTATTGTGAACCGGTAGTTACTAATTTAAGTAATAGTTCCCAAAAAGCTATAAGATATAGATATGTTGAAGGAGGAAGTGACTTAATTTTTTGTACGGTGTCACCTTCAAGTGCACCATCTAATAAAGCGAATGCAACACCATTTATCGGTCAACCTAATCAAAATATAGTTATGACTAACACATTTTTTAACCCAATAAGTGTGGATATTGAATTAGCTGAACATGACATTGACACATTGGCAATTGCTCTTTATGGTAATCAAACAAAGAGTATGGAAGATGGAATCTATACTATGTATGACAGTAGTCTTAATATATACAAACAATATAACTTGTATGAAATCAGAGATGAATTTAATAATTTATTATATGAGGTTAGACAAGACAGGGACAATAATATTGATTTTAGTAAAAATTTCAATAACATAACTAATTAAAAATGGCTACAAACAACAATAAGACTAAGAAGTTTTTTTATCCACCAGCACCTCCAAGTGCTGACCAATCATTTTCACCTGATTTAGTTGGGTTACAAGTGGTTCAAGGAGGGGGGTTAACTCAGGGTAATTTCGAGTTTTCTACAAATATTGTTGAAAAAGTTAATAGAACATTTGACACGGGAGTGTTTAGTAATCCTATATCTTTAAATGACCTCGATGTTGGTAGTATTGAAGAGTCTAAAGCAATTGCGATAAAAAATTATAGAGTTTATCCGAACTACGATATAAGTCAGGTTACTAATTACGCTCTTTATGGGTCGTTACAGAAAAGATTGTCTACGTCTATAACTAAAATAATTAATTTTTTTCCGGCATCAATACAAGTGAATCGGGTTTCTTTACCATCGTATAGTACTGCAAATACAGCTAATAATATAACGTTTAATAGTGTTGAACAGTTAACAACGTTTACAATGGATGTTACTAGATTTGATAATCCTTTTGATATTGATTATTCAGTAAATGCTGCACGTAATATTTCAGTTAGGTCATACCCCATAAGTCCATTGAGGGATATGACTACTAATTACAACAAATATGCGTTATATGTTAATAATATGGAAACTGAGTATCCTTTTGTTAATTTCATGGCGTCTCAAAACGTTTCTGCGGGTACAGTTACGGTGACGGTTCGAGGTAACCCATTTAGTGGGTCAGCCTCATCAACAGATACTTTAATATTAAGACCGACATCATTCAATACTGAATTTACATTTAAAGAGGATTTTGATGAGATTGAAGATTTTTTATTAAATAGATTTACTAACCCACCATATACGGCAATATTTGATTTAGTTGAAGAGGGAGATAACGGACAATTTATAAAACGTAAAAAAAGAGTAACATGGCCAAAATTAGGGGTGTGGAATTTAGACATATCAACGTTAAGATTTGACAATTACTTAACGCAAGTTAGTGAAATTGGTGAAGTTATGGATAGATATAAGACTGACCTAATAGTTAGATTTTTAACTACAGGTGCGTTTAAAGATTTTGATACTGGTGATAAAAAGGTTGAAAAAGTATTACAACTATACGGTAGAAGTTTTGATGAGTCTAAGAAATTTATAGATGCATTATCTTTTATGAATTCAGTACATTATACCCCTCAAAACGATATCCCTTCAGAGTTATTACAAAATTTAGCTCAAACGTTAGGGTGGAACACTAATATATCACCAATAACAAATGAGGGCTTTTTAAATTCAATATTTGGTAATGAAAATAAGTCCGCATATGCAGGATTTGAAAATGACCCAACACCCAACCAATTAAATTTTCAATTTTATAGAAATTTAATACTTAATTCGGCATATTTGTTTAAGTCAAAAGGTACGAGACACTCTATCGAGGCAATTATGAGGATGGTAGGTGCCCCTAAAGATTTAATCGAATTTAATGAAATAGTGTACGTCGCTGATGGTCCAATAAACGTAAAAAGGTTCGAAGGCGAATACTTAAAAATGTCAGGTGGTACAAAAGTAGATGATGTACCGGCTTTAGACCCTAACGTGGTTTATAATATACAAGGTGTTTCATATACAGGTTTTACGACATCAAAATACGTTAGTCAAACAGATGCCATAAGAGGGGATTACCCTATGAATGAATATGGTTACCCAAAAAGACCTGTAACAAACAACGACTATTTCTTTGAAAAGGGTGCAGGATGGTATATTGAGACGCCCGACCATAGAGCGATAGAAAAACTCGACATAACAAACTCAACATTTACAGGGGCGAATCCTAGTATACAAACATCTTTAGAGACTTTTACCTACGGTCAAAAGTATTTTGATAGGTTTAGAAAATTTCCATACATGGATATTGGTTTTGGTTTAACTAGAACTATTGATAATAATAAATCGTGGGATGACACTGAAACAGGTGTTAGAAGAAATCGTGATGGGGAGTATAATGCATATTACGAGGTATTTGATGAAAAATTAGTACTTAATGCTAAAAATGTTGAATTATATTTAAACATGGCGCAAGGTATTACATATGATATATGGAGAATGTCTAGACGTTATAACTACCCTTTTCCTTCATCGGGACTGACATCGCCTTATCCATCTCCTGGAGGTCAAGATTGGACAATAATTAACCCACTACCAAAAGAAAAAACATTTTTTGAATTTGCTCAAACTTTTTACAATACATTAATTAATGTAAGAAACCGACAAACCATTAGTGACGGTGCGGTGAACAGTTACCCAACACTACAATCGATATATTGGAAATACTTACAATCCGATTCTGCGGTAAACATACCATCAAATCAATATACATACCAAAAGATGATTGATTTTACTTTAGGTATTGGTGACTATTGGACAAAATTAGTCGAACAAATGATTCCTGCCTCTACGATATGGATGGGTGGTCAGAAAATGGTAAACAATGTTTTACAAAGACAAAAACATGTTTGGAGACGACAAAGAGGTTGCCAACTTATACCTGTTGAGTGTATACCATGTGTATATTATGGTCAGTTATTTGATAATGATTGTATTGATGAAACACTTACGTGTGACGTTAATATTAATTCTATGTCGACCATATTAAATAATAGTATTAATAGTTGTATTAATAAATCGGGGTACACTATTAATGACTGTGTACTAAACAGTTTAGTTAGTAAATGGTATGTTGATGTAAGATTAGATTCAACAATTTTAGTACAGGAAGAATTTTATGAGGGACTTGGTGGACAAGATTATCCGACATTTAATGAATGGGTTATCGCATTGAATGATAAGTTACAGTATTTATATCAAAGTGGTTTAAACTATACTATAGGTAGTAGTAATATTTTGACAGTAAGTAACACAGGATGTGACCCTGAATTCACAGATAAAACTCTAACAGTAAACGTTGGTGTAAATGTACAAATTAATTGTAGTTAATGGCAACATTATATTTTAAATTAGAACAAATAGCAACTGTAGGTTCACCAACTACAGGTTCGACAGTTTATATGGCTTGGCCAGATGCCAATGTTCCTGCAGGTAATGACCGAGCGTCTACAGTTACTTATTTAACGAATTTCCCGAACTCAACTTGGGCATTTAGGTCAAGAACTTGGAAAGTTTCACCTTTAGGTCTTACACCAATTGCTTTTGATACTCAAATGATTACAGGTGAACCATGGAATACAACATCATCTTCATCGGTCGCGGTCTATATAGGTTCAACGTTTAATATTAATACAACATTTTTTGCTCAAAACTATATTGATGTAGAAAGTCCGAGTGGAACGTTTAAGTCCCCCCGATACGTTACTAATTTTTATAGTGCGAATACGTTTAATAATACGTTAAAATTAATTGGAGTCGATACTAATAGGTATGATTACATTTCTTTAACGAGTTTAGATGATTATAATCATATAACTAATAATGGAGTTTTAAATTATGATTTTAACAATGCCAGTTCTTACTCATCAGACTTAATAAGTGGTCCAAGTTCATATTACACGACAATCCCCTATTCCGCAACAACCGCTAGAAACTACTTTAATGGGTTATATGATGGATGGGTTTCGATGTCCGATGACTGTTATGGTAATATAATAACGGGTATTAGTGGTATAGAATATTCTGGAGATATGAGGGATAGAGTAGAATCATATTCTTCAATATGGGGTGGACCGTGTTTACGTCCGAATAATACTCAAACACCTTACAGCGGAACTTTAACTAATTTTTATGATATAGTATCAAATTGGTATTCGGATTGTAGTGATTGTCAAACAAATAACCCATTTAATAACATATATAAATTTACGGCTGATAAAGATTGTACGGGGATAAGTCAAGGTGCTCAGGTCTTTAGTGCATCAACATTAACATGGGGACAACCAACGGGTGGTGGAAAAGTACAACCACAATTTGTTCAATTAAAATTGGAATGTTTTGGTGGTGAAACTGATACGGTTGACCAAGTATTGGTTTCGACACCATTAAATGGAAATCCAATGGGTGATGTCTTTGAAAGTTGTGTTGACTGTACTAATAACGTAAATGCCGTAGATATATATTACTTTTTTTCGGCCTGTACTGGTAACAAAATATTTAGATTTAATGTTATAGATTTTGATAATGACTTTACAGGACCATTTGGGGTGGGAAATACGTATTTATTTGAAGATGTCGGTGGGGTAAATAATTGTCTCAGTCGAATAATTAGCCCAGGTGCTCTTTCATTTGTAACCATCACTTATTGGGATAATGATGTTGCCTCAGTAAGTACTATAAAGTGTGATGATGTATTATGTCAGGAAGTCACACCTACCCCTACGCCGACAAATACGTTTACTCCAACACCTACGGTAACGCCAACAATGACGCCAACTACAAGCTCCTTCGTTCCCCCTACTTATACACCAACTAACACTCCGACTAATACTCCGACCCCAAGTGCGGTTACGGGTTGTTTTTCAGGTGATACTGACGGTGTTTATGCATATACGGATTGTTGTGGAAATATACTACAAGGTACATCGGTAGGTGAAAAGGTATGTGTAGACACTAGTTTTTCATATCAAGGTATACGAATAACTAGTGACCCATGTGTTGACCCTTGTGACGAAGGACCTTTAAGTTATAGTTTTGAAGTTACAGGTACTTGTACCAATCCTAAAGGTGGTGTCATATTGATAAGTCCTTCAGGTGGTACAAAACCTTATACTATTACAAATACGTCAACTACTGCGGTGGGTGGATTACTATTGGCTCAACAAACAGGTGACGGTCCATTTATTTGGAGTGGAGTTGACGAAGGTAGTTATGTTTTTGTACTTCAAGATAGTTCAGGTGGGATTAATCAAGATGTAATTATTAATGTTAATGTTGAAGGTTGTTTTACCGCCACTATCACTTCTTCGGGTACGACATGTGGTAACACCAATGGAGTAGTAACTGTTACAAATGATTCATTATCTAGCCCATTTCAGTACGATTTATATGATTCTTTAGGTGTAATTGTACAATCTTTTAATGCTCTTTCTAATGTACAAATATTTGTAAATGTTCAACCAGGGACTTATTATTGTATTGTTACCGATTTTGGAGGTGCGATTGTACAAACAACGAACACAATAGTTATAAGTACTGACCCGATAAGTTACAATCTTTTAGTTGTTCCTGATTCTCCATGTGGTTCTAATGTCGGCACCGTGACTGTCACTAACTTATTAGGTGGAACCCCACCATACACGTACTTATGGACTAATGGACAAACAACACCAACCGCGACTGGATTATCTGTGGGTTCATGGGGGGTTGAAGTTACAGATTCTGAAGGGTGTAGATTAAGCCAAAGTACTAACGTAGGGTTAGCTGACCCATTGTCTGTAGTTTCAGCGGTACCGACACAGGCGGGATGTTTTGATTGTGATGGTCAAGTAGTGGTGACTATATTGGGGGGTACTTCACCATATACGTATCAAAATAGTTCAGGTGAAGTAATAGTTTCAAATAATTTGTCAGTGGCATTTACGGGATTATGTGGAGGGTTTAATAGTACACTTATTACAGATGCTGGTGGTTGTACAGTTACATCAATAGAGCCTATACCCTCAACCGCAGGGTTTTCAGTTGTTAGTGTTGGTGTAACTAACTCTGTCTGTAATGATGAGGGTTCCATATCAATATCCTTAATAGGTCCTTCAGGAATATTTACGTATTCAGTCACCGGTAGTATAACTTCTGACACTATCAGTACTCAGTCACAGTCACATACTTTTAACAATTTACCTTCTGACACGTATACGGTAACAATTGTATCACAAAATAGTAATTGTACATACACGACTCAAAAAACTATATCTAATACTGTTAAATTTAATGTTAATAGTACAATCACTGATGGTACTTGTGGCGATAATAATGGAATAATAGATATTAATCTAACCGCGGGTTCAGTTCCGTTACAGGGACCATTTGATTATATATTAACAGATGTTAATACGGGTTCTGTTGTTTATTCAGTAATTGACGACCCATCAAATACTCAGTCAATAACTTCACTATCTCCATCAACATATCTTTTAAATGTTATTGATGTACGAAATTGTACAGTTTCCCAAACTATAACGATAGGCCCATCTACAGGAGTAAACTTTATAATAGTCCCTACTGAATGTGTTTCAGGTAATGATGGTATGGCGGATATAACTATTAATCAGGGTGTTGCTCCGTTTAATATTCAATGGAGTAATGGTGAGACAACTACGTCCATTAATGGTTTGAGTGGGGGTACTTATACCGCAACTATTACTGACCATAATGGGTGTACCGCAACGAACTCAGTCACAATTAATTGTAACAATCAAATTGTTGAATGTTATGAAGTAACTGAGATATGTGAAAACGATTTCATTACCACTTCAGCGGGTATTAGAGATTTTGGTTCTATGTTAAATGAGGGTTACCTTGATTTAACTGTTGGTCATCAGGACTGTTCATTGGTAAATGCTGTTTTTTATGTTATAGTTGATTTTTCAGGTGGTACAATGACACCTCCTTATCACGTAGAGAACCCATTTTATACGGGAACGACCTTAGGTGATTATCCTAGTGCACAAGATTGGTTAAATACAATTAATGAGATACTTAAAACGATACCACAAATTGAAAGTTTTACATTAGATATTGGCCAAAATTTAATAACAATTATTTCAGATTGTAAAGAATTAAAAAATGTATACTTTAGATTAAGTACTAAAATTGTATATAATATCTGTTGTAATGATGTTACACCAACACCAACTCCAACACAAACAACTACGCCTACGCCAACACCCACAACTACCCTACTTGCGACACCTACACCAACACCAACGCCAACAACACTACCTTTAGTTAGTTGTATTGAGTCTCTGACATTTATTGTTGAATATAACCAGTTTGGGTTAAACGGGTCACCTTGTTTTGGAGGTCATACATGTAATAGAGGAGTGTTTGATATTACGGCAAATGGTATAACTATTGGTCAGGTATCTATGAATAATGTAGGAGGAACCCCCGACCTTCTAAATTACCCACCTCTTTCTACTTTAGCAGGGGGTCCTGGTTATCCTGGACAAAGTAATAACGATAGATATAATGCAATTCCTGTATCTTCTATAGCTGCTCAGGCTATCGCCGCGAATTCCCCTAGTGGACTTATTGACTTTGATTTTGTTTGTGCATGTATATGGTCAGGACCTAATCAAAACTGTTCCCACCCTACCTCTACACAATGTCACCAAGATGTTAGTTGGGTTAGAGTGATAAAAGACCTTAACTTATCTACTGAAGAAGTAATGTATAATGATTGTCCTGTTGGTAATTTCATTACAGGTTTTGACCCATGTAATACGACACCTCCAGGATATAACTCATTAGGTCTATTCTTCGGACTTCACGGAGGAGGTTCCTCACAACCATGTAACTCCTTTAATGGTGGGGGTACTCCAACGATTGAATATTTTACAGATGTTAGTACATCTACGTTCTTAGATTGTCCTACAGGTAATTCGGTTTACGCCTTTAGTAGTGGTAACTACGTATTAATAGGTAACGGAGCATTTGTTTCAGATACGGGATGTATTTTTAATGTTAGTGGTGGTGTTGTAACATCGTTCTCACCATGTATAGGTGGTAATTGTAGTGGAATCGGAAGTGGTTGCTAATAATTTATAAAAATAATAATATATTCAAGTGATAAAACTAAAAAAAAATAAAGTAAATAGAAATCTGTATTTTACATTCTCGCAGTATTTATATAACAAATGTATTAATTAATGTCGCAAGTAATAATAAGATTAACTTTAAGTTCAAATGCTGTTGGACCGTTTGATATTCACACGGGCTCTACTGCAACTACACCTATTAAAACGGGGGTAACTAGAGACCAAATTATTGCGGGTGTGGTTTTAAATCTACCAGGCTCAGTTGCAGGTATCCAATATACTATTTTTGTTGTTAATAAACAACCAGGGTGTAACGATGAGGCGGTAGCCAAGAAAATCATAGTTTATGAAGACGATGTAACGCCTACCCCTACACCAACGAACACTCCAACCAATACTCCTACGAATACTCCTACGAATACACCTACCAATACGGCTACGAATACGCCAACACCTACAGTTACAGTTACTATGACTGTTACACCTACGAACACACCTACGAATCCTGTAACTCCAACCCCAACCAACACTCCAACTAATACCCCTACAAATACTCCTACTAACACATCTACACCAACTAATACCCCGACTAATACGTCTACACCAACAAATACTCCAACCAATACTGTAACCCCAACAAATACACCAACAAGTGTAACTCCAACACCTACGCCAACAGATGGACCTACTCCAACCCCAACTAATACGCCAACCAATACTGCGACCCCAACTAATACGCCAACTAATACTCCGACTAATACTCCTACGAACACACCAACTAATACTCCTACCAATACCCCAACTAATACTACTACAGTTACTCCTACCTTAACTCCTACTAATACCCCGACTAATACATCTACACCTACATTAACTCCGACAAATACACCTACCAATACTCCAACTAATACGCCAACTAATACGCCAACGACTACACCGGCACCAACTAATACCCCAACTAATACACCAACTAATACCCCAACTAATACACCAACGAACACTCCAACGAACACTCCAACTAATACACCTACTAACACACCAACACCAAGCGTTACGTCAACTCCTGGTGCTAGTTTAACTCCGACACCCACAAATACACCTACTAATACTTCAACACCTACTCAAACACCAACGAATACGCCTACAAATACTCCAACCAATACTCCAACTAATACGCCAACTAATACGCCAACGACTACACCGGCACCAACTAATACGCCTACAGTTACACCAACCAATACTCCAACGAACACACCTACTAATACTCCAACTAATACTCCAACTAATACACCAACACCAAGCGTTACATCAACTCCTGGTGCGACTTTAACACCAACACCTACTAATACTCCGACTAATACTTCAACACCTACTCAAACACCAACGCAAACACCAACGAATACGCCTACAAATACTCCAACCAATACTCCTACCAATACTCCAACTAATACGCCAACGACTACACCGGCACCAACAAATACTCCAACTAATACTCCAACCAATACTCCTACCAATACTCCAACGAACACACCTACTAATACTCCAACTAATACGCCAACACCAAGCGTTACATCAACTCCTGGTGCGACTTTAACACCAACACCTACTAATACTCCGACTAATACCCCAACCAACACTCCAACTAATACTCCAACGACTACACCTGCACCAACTAATACGCCTACAGTTACACCAACCAATACTCCAACCAATACTCCAACTAATACGTCAACTAATACACCTACACCAACTAATACTCCAACCAATACGCCAACTAATACTCCTACCAATACTCCTACAAATACTGTAACTCCAACAAATACCCCAACCAATACTCCAACTAATACGTCAACTAATACACCTACACCAACTAATACTCCAACCAATACGCCAACTAATACTCCTACCAATACTCCTACAAATACTGTAACTCCAACAAATACCCCAACTAATACGCCAACGACTACACCTGCACCAACTAATACTCCTACAGTTACCCCAACCAATACTCCAACTAATACACCAACAAACACACCAACAAATACTCCTACAAATACTGTAACTCCAACTAATACGCCGACTAATACTCCTACGAATACACCTACACCTACGAACACACCAACTAATACGCCAACTAATACTCCAACTAATACTCCTACAAATACCCCTACTAATACCGTAACTCCAACTAATACACCTACGAACACACCAACTAATACTCCTACCAATACGCCAACTAATACCGTAACGCCAACTAATACACCTACAAATACACCGACTAATACTCCAACAAACACACCAACAAACACCCCAACTAATACCGTAACACCTACTAACACCCCAACAAATACTCCTACCAACACTCCAACCAATACTCCTACGAATACTCCTACATCTACACCAGCACCTACTAATACTCCTACTATAACACCAACAAATACTCC